CATATAGGAAACTATCTATTTGAAACGGGTCAGTTTACTTTTGATGCAAACTCATCAATGTATGTGCAGGCATCGGTAAAGGACTCCACAAACACTTTAGGTGGTGACGGTCAGATTCTTGTTTCAAACGCAAGCGGTAAACTAATTTGGCAAGACAGTGTACCTACAACGGTACGCTCAAGTGCGTTGACTACCACAAATATTATTCTTGCTGACAAGAATGGTGTTGTTATTACAACTGCATCAACAGCTACTGACGTAAGGATACCTACGAATGCAGGTGCAGCATTCCCTATAGGGACTAAGATAACCATCATTCAAGAGGGGTCGGGTACTGCTACTGTAGTGGGAACAGCGGGTGTGACACTTCAGTCAGCTCAAGGACACGATAGGTTGACTCATCAGTATTCAGTAGCCACTGTTGTGAAGACAGCCATAGACACTTGGTATCTGTACGGAGACATAAAAGCATAGATGATACGAAAAGTTTCCATAGGTACAGATTATAAAGCGGCTATGCATTATGTGCTAGGTCAATCTGTGTTAGGAGGGAACTACACGATACATTTAATTCAGATAGACGATAAGTCGGGTAACACAAAAATTTGGATAGAAGCAAAAAATGAGGTTGTACTTTGGAAAGAGTTCAGTTCATCGATGCCGATATCTATAGAGTACAATATAAATTTTTAATATAATGAAATCACCCCATTGCTTTATTGTAAAGCCAATAGGGGGTAGACGTTACGACAATCTAAAGAAAATAGGAGGTATAGATTTTATAACCTCATCTTCAAAGGAAGATCATACTGTTTCAAATAGGTTCGCTAAAGTAATCGAGACACCCCTAAGATATTCCGGAGACATTCAGGTTGGAGACACTTTATTAGTTCATCATAATGCATTTAAGTTTTATAACGATATGCAAGGTAAAGAGAGGAGTGGTAGAAGTTTTTTCAAAGAAGATTTATTTTTAATTGATGAGGATCAATACTTTGCATATTCACATGATGGAGTTTGGAAAAGTAGAGATAAGTTTTGTTTTATAAAACCTGTACCTCCAAAAAAATACACCATAGATAAAGCCATAAAAGAAGAAGAACTTATTGGTGTATTGAAGTATGGAAATAAATTTCTATCTTCAATGGGAGTTAATGAGGGGGACGAGGTAGGATTTGTTCCTGACTCAGAGTATGAATTTAATATTGATGGTGAAAAGTTATATCGAATGTATAACCATGCTATTTGTGTAAAGACATGAACGTAGACGATTTAAAAAAACAAATCATAGACGCTGGCGAAAGGGCGGTGAAGCAATTGATAAAGGTTGCAAAAGAAGATATTATCAAGCCCGATCCAGATGATGAGCTTGCAGCAGATAGATTAAAGAATGCTGCTGCTACAAAGAAGTTAGCCATATTCGATGCGTTTGAGATTCTAACAAGAATTGAAGGAGAGAGAGAACTATTAAATAAAGGAGTTGATAAAGTAGTAGACTCCAAACAAGGATTTGCAGAAAGACGAGCTAAATAGCATATACAAAGAGGTGTTCGATATAATACCTACCACTGTTCTAAAGAATAAGAACAGAGCAAAGTCTTGGCTATATGGTTACAATCAGAAGTATGATATTGTTGTAATATCAAAGACTGGGGAGATAGGCCCGATATATAATATTAGTGGTCTACTTGTAGCACTTCCAAAACCTCCATCTAATCCAATATCAAGAAGTAAGGTAAAGAGTGAGCAGTATTGGGAAAGACAAGACTATCCTAAGCAGTTGTCTAAAATTAAATCAATATTCCAATGGAACGAAATGCCTTCGGCATTTAAAAATTTATGGGTAGATTATATTGAGACAGAGTTTGATCGTAGAGAGTATGGGCATTGGTTTATGCGTAATGGTAAACCTACTTATATCACTGGTTCTCATTATATGTATTTACAATGGACAAAGATTGATGTGGGATATCCTGACTTCCGGGAGGCTAATAGAATATTTTATATATTCTGGGAGGCGTGTAAGGCTGACCATAGATCATTTGGAATTTGTTATTTAAAGATAAGACGTTCAGGATTTTCATTCATGGCATCTGAAGAATGCACCAACATAGGAACTCTAGCAAAAGATGCTCGTATTGGAATCTTGTCTAAGACTGGAGCTGATGCCAAGAAAATGTTTACCGACAAGGTTGTTCCTATATCAAACAACTATCCATTCTTTTTTAAACCCATACAAGATGGTATGGACAAACCAAAGACTGAGTTGGCATATAGAATACCAGCATCCAAGATTACCAAAAAGAATATGTCTACCATAGATGAAAACGATATGGAGGGGCTAGACACTACTATTGACTGGAAGAATACTTCTGACAACAGTTATGATGGTGAGAAGCTACAGCTACTAATCCATGATGAGAGTGGTAAGTGGGATAAGCCTGATAACATATTAAATAACTGGCGTGTTACAAAGACTTGTCTTAGGTTGGGTAGTAAGGTTATTGGTAAGTGTATGATGGGTTCAACATCTAATGCTTTAGAAAAAGGAGGAGGTAACTTCAAGAGTCTATATAATGATTCCAATGTAAAGAACAGAAATGCGAATGGTCAAACAAAGAGTGGACTGTATAGTTTGTTTATTCCTATGGAGTGGAATATGGAAGGGTTTATAGATAGATATGGAAATCCAGTATTAAGAACACCTGATAAACCTGTTGAAGGTATTGACGATATGCTTATAGATACAGGAGCAATAGACTATTGGGAGAACGAAGTTGATTCTTTAAAGTCAGATCCTGATGCCTTAAACGAATACTATCGTCAGTTTCCTAGAAATGAATCACACGCTTTTAGAGATGAGAGTAAACAATCGTTATTTAATCTAACAAAGATATATGCTCAGATAGATTACAATGAAAGTTTAATACAACAACAGTTTTTAACTAAGGGTACATTTAAGTGGTTAAATGGAGAGAAGGATACTAAAGTAGTTTGGACTCCTGATAATCGTGGTAGATTTTTAGTTTCTTGGTTGCCGAGTGCAGCATTACAAAACAACATTATAACAAAGGGTGGAAGAAAACTTCCAGGTAATGAACACATCGGAGCGTTTGGATGTGACTCCTATGATATATCAGGAACGGTGGGTGGTGGTGCATCTAATGGTGCGCTTCATGGGTTGACAAAGTTTCACATGGACGATGCTCCAACAAATGAGTTTTTCTTACAATACATAGCAAGACCTCAGACTGCTGAGATATTTTTTGAAGAAGTATTAATGGCTTGTATATTTTATGGTATGCCTATACTTGTAGAAAATAATAAGCCAAGGCTACTATATCATTTCAAGAATAGAGGATATAGAGGGTTTAGTATTAATAGACCTGATAAGCATATATCAAAACTTTCTAGAACTGAAAAAGAATTAGGTGGTATACCAAACTCTAGTGAAGATGTAAAGCAGGCTCATGCGACAGCTATAGAGTCTTACATTGAAAAATACGTTGGTATAGATATGGAGTCAACCTATCGAGAGTCTGATGAAATGGGGTCTATGTATTTCACAAGAACCTTAGAAGATTGGGCAAAGTTTAATATAAACAATAGAACAAAGTTTGATGCTACAATTAGTTCAGGCTTGGCCATAATGGCGTGTCAAAAGCATATATATACACCACAAAAAACAGAGTCAAAAATAAGTATTAACTTTGCAAGGTATAGTAACACAGGTTCTATAAGTGAATTAAGGAAGTAAATGAGAGAGGTAACGGTAAACATATCGCCTACAGGATTCCCAAGTCAGTTTGTTTCAGACGCTGAAAAGAAAACCGATGAGTTCGGTTTGCAGATTGGACAAGCTATTCAGTATGAGTGGTTTAAAAAAGATGGGACAAATTGTAGATTCTATAGCCAATGGGCAGAATTTAATAGATTAAGACTGTATGCTAGAGGTGAGCAGTCAATAGCAAAGTATAAGAATGAAATCGCCATAGATGGTGATTTGTCTTACATTAATTTAGATTGGACACCTGTACCTATTCTTCCAAAGTTTGTTGATATTGTTGTCAATGGAATGTCAGATAGACTATTCCATGTTAGAGCATATTCTCAAGATGCTTTATCAGCAGAGAAACGTTCTCAATATCAAGACATGATTGAAGCAGATATGGTTGCTCGTCCTGTACTAGAACAAATAAGTAAAGACTTTGGGGTTGATCCTTTTATGACTGACCCGCAAGAACTTCCTACTAATGACCAAGAGCTGTCATTATATATGCAATTGAATTATAAACCAGGTATAGAGATAGCAGAAGAAGAAGCTATTAATACTGTGCTTGAAGAGAATCATTATCAAGATGTTAGAAAGCGAGTTGATTATGATCTCACAGTGCTAGGTATAGGATGTACTAAGCATCAATTTTTACCCGGTCAAGGTATTCAGGTTGAATATGTAGACCCAGCAAATATTGTTTACAGCTATACCGAAGATCCTCACTTTAAAGATTGTTTTTACTGGGGAGAGATTAAGACTGTTCCAATGACAGAGTTGGTAAAAATTAATCCTGACATTACTGACAAGCAGATGGAAGAGATTAGCAAGTATAGTCAGTCTTGGTACGATTATTACAATGTGGCTCAACAATATCAGAACGATATATTTTATAGGGACTCTTGTACATTATTATACTTCAACTATAAAACCACAAACACATTTACTCATAAAAAGAAAAGACTTGAGTCTGGTGGGTATAAGGTAATTGAAAAGGATGACCAATTCAATCCACCTGCTGAAATGATGGAAGAAGGTAGGTTTGAAAAGGTAGAAAAGAAAATAGAGGTTTGGTACGAAGGTATCATGGTTATGGGTACAAATATAATATTGAGATGGGAGATGATGGAGAACATGGTTCGTCCAAAGTCTGCTAGTCAATATGCTATGCCTAGTTATGTGGCGTGCGCTCCTAGAATGTACAAAGGAAACATTGAATCATTAGTTAGAAGAATGATTCCATTTGCTGACCTTATTCAAATTACTCATTTAAAGTTACAACAAGTAGTTTCTAGAGTTGTGCCTGATGGTGTGTTTATAGATGCCGATGGTCTTAATGAAGTAGACTTAGGAACAGGTCAAGCATATAACCCTGAAGATGCACTTAGAATGTACTTTCAAACAGGTAGCGTTATTGGTAGAAGTTATACTCAAGATGGAGATTATAACCAAGCAAAAGTTCCTGTTACGCAGTTAACTGCAAATTCAGGTCAGGCTAAGATGGCTGCTTTGATTGGAAACTATAATCATTATCTAGACATGATTCGTTCAGTCACAGGACTAAACGAGGCAAGAGACGGATCAACACCTGACCCTAACTCTTTGGTTGGTGTTCAAAAGTTGGCAGCATTAAACTCAAACACTGCAACTAGACATATATTAGATGCTAGTCTTTATATTACACGCACAATTGCTGAAGGACTTTCTTGTCGTATATCGGACTTGTTAGAGTACGCAGATTTCAAAGATGAGTTTGCTATGCAGATAGGTAAATACAATGTTGGTATACTTGATGAGATTAAAGACTTGTATATATATGACTTCGGAGTATTTATAGATGTTGCTCCTGATGAAGAGCAAAAGCAGAAGTTAGAAGAGAATATACAAATGGCTTTATCTAAAGGAGACATAAACTTAGAAGACGCTATAGATATTCGTGAGCTTCGTAATATTAAGTTGGCAAATCAATTGCTAAAAGTTAAGCGTACACAGAAGGCTGAGAAAGATCAGCAGATGGCTATGCAACAACAGCAACAGCAGGCAGAGATTAATATGCAGTCACAACAGATGGCGGCACAAACTGCTATGCAAAAATTAGAAGCAGAGACTCAGTCTAAGATGCAAATCAAACAAGCAGAGATTGCATTTGAGATTGATAAGATGCAACAAGAAGCTCAATTGAAATTTGCATTAATGGAGAAAGAATTCCAATTAAATATGCAGATTAAAGGTGTAGAACAAAATGGATTAGCGGATAGAGAGGTTCAACGTGAAGACGCTAAGTCACAACGTATCAGTCAGCAAAATACTCAACAGTCTAAATTAATAGATCAGCGTAAAAAAGATTTACCACCTATTGATTTTGAATCAAATGAAGATTCATTAGATGGCTTTGACTTTGCTGAGTTTAACCCTAGATAGGGATAAATTTTTTATTGTAACTTTGTAAAAATTAAATTAAATGGAAATTAAAGTAAGAGCAGTAGAGGATCATGGAGAAAAGTCAGTTCAAGAAGTTGAACAAGAGTTGCTTGAGAAGCATGAACAACAACTTGAAGAAAGTGGTAGTAACGAATCAGGAAATGAATCAAGCCCTCCGAGTGCCGCCTCCACGCAAGAGCAAGAAGATATACAGCCGCAAGGCGAAACACAAACTCAATCCTCAGAGTTAAAAGAGGAAGACGTTCTTTCATATATAGGAAAAAGATATGGTAGAGAAATATCATCTTTAGATGAACTAAATCAAGTTCGAGAAGAAGCTGAAGAGCTTCCTGAAGATGTGGCTACCTATCTTAAATTTAAAAAAGAAACTGGTAGAGGTTTAAATGATTTTGTTAGTGCTAACAAAAATTATGATGACCTTGAGCCAGACCAACTCTTAGCAGATTATTATCGTCAGACTCAGAAGGAGTTAGATGCGGAAGATATTAGTTACCTCATCAAAGACAAATTCGGTTATGATGAAGATTATGACGAAGATGATGTCATAAAGAAAAAGAATATCGCTAAGAAAAAGGAGCTTGCTAAAGCTAAAAATTTCTTTGAGGAATATAAGCAGAAATACTCAACCCCTCTAGAGTCTAGTACGGGGATGCCTTCTGTTGAAAACCAAGAAGAGTTTGAGGCTTACAAGAAATATATAGATGATGCAAAGACGTATCAAGAGGAGCTAGAGAGAAAGTCAAATTGGTTTGTAAATAAAACCGAGGAGGTGTTCAACGATGATTTCAAAGGTTTTGATTTCAATATTGGAGAACAGCAAATAACATTTTCGCCTGGTGATAAGTCTGAGTTAAAGAAGAATCAGCTAGATGTAAACAACTTTGTAAATAAGTTTCTAGATGAATCGGGAATGATGAAGGATGCCAAAGGATATCATCGAGCATTATCGATTGCAATGAACCCTGAAAAGTTTGCTCAATTTTTTTATGAGCAAGGGAAAGCTGATACGGTTACAGAGTCTGCAAAGAAGTCGAAGAATATAAACTTCAATTCTGTGCGATCTACACCAGAGGTTACCAACAAGGGGGGGACGCAAATTAAGGCACTCAGTTCGACTTCGAGCCGGGGTCTTAAAATTAGATCGAAAAAAAATAACTAAAAAAAGTCCTCTGAATAAAATAGGAGGCATTAAAAAAAATGGCTGGTAATTTAGTCGCTGGTGGAGTTGCGTTGCAACCATCAGCAGAACAGGTAGCATTGTCTACCAATTACATTACAAACTTTGATTTCTTGAATCAGTATCTTCCTGATACTTACGAGAAGGAGTTTGAGAGATATGGTAACCGTACCATCTCTGGATTTTTAAGAATGGTTGGCGCAGAGATGCCATCCAACTCTGACCTCATCAAGTGGGCAGAACAAGGACGTTTGCACACAAAGTACACTGCGTGTACATTAGCTACTTACACTGGTGCTGAAACAACTCAGACAGTTACAGTTCCACTTGCACAGTTAAACCCTGGTACAGGTGCAATCGCTGTTCGTGTTGGTCAGACAGTTTTTCTTTCAGACGAGACTGCTGCTTCAACATTTTCTAACAAAGCAATTGTTACTGCTGTTGGAACTGGTGGGCTTGCAGCTAACGAATTCACAATCGCATACTACGAAGCTACTCAAGCTGCTTACGCTGCTGCAAGTACTGTTTCTATGTTTGCATATGGTTCTGAGTTTCAAAAAGGAACAAGTGGAATGGTAGGCTCATTAGAGTCTGATGACTTATTCCTTGAGAACAATCCTATCATCCTAAAAGATACTTACGCTGTAAGTGGGTCAGACATGGCACAGATTGGATGGGTTGAGGTTACAACTGAGAATGGAGCGAATGGATACCTTTGGTACTTGAAGTCTGAGCATGAAACAAGATTACGTTTCGATGATATGCTTGAGACTGCAATGATTGAGGCTGTTCCTGCTGCTGCTGGTTCAGGTGCAGCTACTTCAGGATTTATTGGTTCAGAAGGTATCTTTAGTGCTGTAGGCGCAAGAGGTAATGTTTGGAACGGTGGTTTCCCTGTAGCATTAGCAGACTTTGATGCTATCATTTCACGACTTGATAAGCAAGGTGCAATTGAGGAGAATGCAATCTTCCTTGATCGTCAGTTTGGTTTTGCAATCGATGATATGCTTGCTGCTCAGAACTCTTATGGAGCAGGTGGTACATCTTACGGATTGTTTGACAATGACGAGGAGATGGCACTTAACCTTGGATTCTCAGGATTCCGAAGAGGTTATGACTTCTACAAGACGGATTGGAAATACCTAAATGACCCAACAATGCGTGGTGATTTAGTTGGTGGTAAAATAAGTGGACTTTTAGTTCCTGCTGGTTCAACTAGCGTTTACGACCAAGTGTTAGGAAAGAACGCAAAGCGTCCATTCCTTCATGTTCGTTACCGAGCTTCTCAGACTGAGGACAGACGATACAAAACTTGGATGACTGGTTCTGCTGGTGGTGCAAGAACATCTTCTCTAGATGCAATGGAAGTTAACTTCCTATCTGAGAGAGCTGTTTGTGTCATGGGAGCAAACAACTTTGTATTATTCCAAGGATAATATAAAATCAAATAGGGGGAGGTTCGCCTCCCCTTTTTTTTAACTTTAATTAAATCAAATGAAAAAAAAGAACAACACACCAAAAGACATGATATTTGTCTTAAATCAAACAAACCCTCCATTGAGTTTTATGTTGAACTCTAGAAACTCTTCAAGTAATCCCCTTATGCATTGGGACGGTTCTCAGAATAGAGCCTTACGTTATGCAAAGAATCAAAAGTCTCCTTTTGAGGATGAGCAAGATGGCAATTTTATTTTAGAGCCTATTGTATTTGAAGATGGATCTTTGGTTGTTCCAAAGACTAATCCAGCGTTACAACAATTTTTAACCCTCCACCCAGGTTTTAATAAAATATTTAGTTTATTAGATCATGAGAAGGAAGCTCAAGAAGATGTAGAGATATTAAACATGGAGGTAGATGCTTTAATAAAAGCAAAAGAATTAAGTCTAGACATGACGCTCACTATTGCTAGAGTTCAGTTAGGATTAGATGTTGATAAGATTAGTACTTCTGAAATCAAAAGAGATGTTTTAGTTTACGCTAGAAACTATCCAGAAGATTTCTTAATTGCTATTCAAGATCCAAACCTTTCTGTTCAGGATACTGTTGCTCGATGTTTTGACCAAACTATTCTTCGTTTAAGAAATAAGAATAGAGATGTTTTCATTAACCTTCCTAACAACAAGACAAAGTTATTGACGCTTCCTATCGGAGAGGAAAAGAATTATGCTGTTGCGGCATTCTTAAAAACTGATGATGGATTGCCAACTTTAAAGATGTTAGAGAAACACTTAGAAAAAGAATACGCATAATATGTCAATGCAGATATCCATATCAAATGCTATAGGTGGTGGCGGAGGCACACAGGGTGGTGGTACTCCTCCATTCAGCAATGTAAATTCATTTTTATTTGATGGTGTAGACGAAAAGATGTTTTCAACTGCAAACTATACTGAGCTAAATGGTTCTACAAATTTTAGCATTAGTTTTTGGATTAAACCAATAGGTACTAATAGTAATGGAGTATGGGAAATAGAAACACAAGGTAATAGTGAGAGATTAACTTGTCGGTATATAGGTAGTCAACAACGTATATATATTACATTTAGGTCACAAAGTTATTATTATGGTTCAGCCGTTAATTCAGTATTGTTGAATCAATGGTCACATATAGTATATACTTATAATGCTTCATTATCAAGATATAACAGACCAGAAATATATGTAAATGGTGCATTATCTCAAGGCACAAATAGTGGTGTACCTTATGCTTCATCTAATTTTAATGGTACTTTAACTTTTGGTGATTCTGTTAGATATGCATATGGAAACAATTACATAGATGAATTTGCAGTATGGAATAGTACAACATTAACTCAAACACAAGCAAACGAATTATATAATGGAGGTACTCCTTCAGACCTTAACAATATTGCTAGTGGTTTAGCACAACCGACAACTTGGTTTAGAATGGGTGAAGAAGCAACTTGGAATGGCTTTACTTGGACAATGACAGATGTCAATGGAGGAACAGTTGTAAGAGCTGCAAATATGCAAGAATCAAGTAGAACAACAGACGTACCACCTAATCCATTTTCAAATACTTTAAGCACATACTTTGACGGTGTTGATGACAGAGTAGAAATTAATAGAACATTAGGAAGTGGATACGCAGAACTTTCTATTTCTACGTGGGTTAAGTATAATAATAATGTTGCTACTTCAAATAAATATCATCCAATAGTTGCAAAAATTGGACCTTCTTTTGGTAATTCTTTTGCTCTGCAAAATTTGAGAAGTGGTGCCTCGTCTAATGGTGGAGAATTATATTTCAATGTACAGACACCTAACGGAAGTTTTACTGCTTTTAGTGGCGTAGTGCCATCTCAAAATGTTTGGTATAACATAGTAGGTACATACGATGGTTCTAACGTAAAGATTTATATTGACGGAGTATTAAAAGGAACGTTAAGTGCAAGTGGTAACATTAATAGTAATAATGAATTAATGATGCTAGGAGATGCAGGTTATGGAGGATATAGTTCCATTCTAAACGGAAACCTTGACGAAGTTAGTGTTTATAGCAGAGGTTTAACACAAAGTGAAGTGACTGACATATTTGGTCAAGGTGTTCCTTCAGACGTTTCATCTATTCCTAATATAGAGGCTTGGTTGCGTATGGGAGACGGAGATACTGCAAACACAATTAAGGACAATGTAGGTAGCAATAACGGAACAATGGTAAATATGAATGCAAGTAACTTTGTAACAGACGTACCAACATTTTCAAAAAAGAGCATAGCTTTAGATGGTGTGGATGACTATGTAAACTGTGGTACTAATTTGGCGTTATTAGGTAGCGCAACAACTTTTAGTGCTTGGATAAAGATGACAGATGCTACAAGTTTCAGAGTATTACACAAAGGTATCGCAGGAAATAGAGAATATGCTTTTGGCGTAGGAACAAGTGATACTTTATTTCTTATTCTTTATAATGGTTCAACTAATTACATAGGAAAAGTAAGCACTTCAACAATGACATCATACCAAGGTCAATGGATTCATATATGTGCAACTTATGATGGTAGCACCAATGCAAGTGGAATCACATTATATGTTAATGGCTCTGTATTTAATTCAAATTCAATAAGTGGAGGTTCATACACAGCGCCAAGTGGTAACAGCAATGGTAATGTCTATATAGGTCGATATAATACTGAATACGCAGATGGAAACATAGATGAGGTCTCGGTTTTTAATTCAGAGTTATCACAAAGTGACGTAACATCTATATACAACGGAGGAGTACCCAATGACATATCAAGTCTATCACCTCTGTCTTGGTGGAAATGTGGTGACGGTGATACGGCTCCGATTTTAAGTGACAATGGTTCAGCAAGTAATGACGGAACAATGACAAACTTTAGTGCATTTTCAACAGATGTGCCAACATAATAAACAAATAAAAAAATGAGTACAAGAATAGCAGACACATACGCAATAATAAACATTGCAGATTTAGGAAACATTGATTTTTCACAAGTGGGTGAAACGGATGAGAACACAATCCGAAAGTCATTAGACGAAACACAATTCGTTTTAAAGTGGAATACAGAACCAAGCTTTATTGCTGACGGTACTGTAACGCCTTTACAAACTTTAACGCACGATGAAGCTTTAGCGCTTATGGCTACCGCTGAATGGTCAGAGCCTATACCTGTAGAAGAGTAAGATGTCGGGTAACTATCGTTCCATATTAAATGTTCAAGGCTCTGCCTTTAGCAATACAAAGAGCATACTATTAGACGGTGTTGATGACTATGTTGACTTAGGAAGCGGTTCAACGGTTGCCAATGGTGGTCAATTTACTTTGTCATTTTGGATAAAAGGAGGAACTGCACCTACAAGTGGGTATCCTTATTTATTTAGTGCTGATTATTATAATCAACATACTTTATGGTTAGTTAGAGGAAATGATATTCGGTGGGTTAATGTTAATAATGTTAATAGAATTGTAGCTGTTGGGGTATTAGATAATAGTTGGCACCATGTATTAATTATATGGAATCCAGATGGAGCAAATACTACAATACGTTGTTTCGTAGATGGAGCAAATGAAGTTAATGTATCTACAGATTGGAGATATGGAACAGGCGGTATATATAAAGGTGCTTTACAATATATTGGAAATAGAGCAGGTCAAAATTTAGGATTCAATGGGAATTTAGATGAGTTTGCAATATGGGATGATGACCAATCTGCAAATGTAAGTGCTATATATAATAGTGGACAAGTACACGATTTAAATGCTTTAAGTTCTCCTCCTGTTAATTGGTGGCGTTGTGGGGACGGAGACACGGCACCGACTCTAACTGATAACGGTTCGGGAGGTAACAACGGAACAATGACAAACTTCAGTACCTTTTCAACTGACGTACCTACATAAATAATTTATTATCTTTGTATAAAACAAAACATTATGGCAACAATACCAAATGACGAACAGTTTGTAGGAATATCAGCCTCGGAGGATTTAATCGAGAGAGGTTCAGCCCAAACCAATAGTGCAAGAACAATCTATACATATGCAGACCTAAAGGCAGGATCGCAGTCCGCTGTAGCCAATACTGGCGCAGTGATATCATTCACACAGAATGAAATATACAACACATCATCATCGGCAGGGACAGGTAACATCACAAATGATTTGACTGACGCACAGTTGGGAATCGTACAGAAGATTTATCACCAAGAGGGTACAGAGCCTCAGACACCTGCGGGATGGGTTCTTATGGGTTCGGGTACATATAGCACTACAGCTCTTAATGTAATCTATGCTGAGTGGTGTGGAGGAACGAGAGTTGAGTATTGGATTGTACAGCCTGCGTAGATGTCTAACCGCTACCGTTCCATACTATCATTGGGGAGTAGCACTCCTCCATTCAGCAATGTAAATTCATTTAGCTTTGACGGAGTAGATGACTACTTTATAGTGCCTGACACAAGTGGTTTAAGTTTTGGTAATGGTACAACAGATTCGCCTTTTTCAATTAGTGCTTGGGTTAAAATTGGTCAAACAACTGCACAAGGTATTGTGACAAAATACGGTTCAAGTAGTAGAACAAGAGAATATACATTTTATACTACAGGCGGTAAATTAAGGTTATTGCTTTGGGGGAACGGAACAAACAATTTTGCAACAGGCACGACAACTTTTACTACTGACACTTGGTATCACGTTGCTTGTACTTATGATGGTAGGGGTGGCTCTACCGCTTACAACGGAATTACTCTTTATATTAATGGTGTTGCGGAATCCGTAACAACAAGTGGTGGTTCATATACTGCAATGAGCAATACGAGCCAACCTCTTTATATCGGAAAGGAAAATGCAAAATTAATTGACGGCAACATAGACGAGACGGCTATTTTCACAACAGAGTTATCAGCAAGTGACATAAGCGCAATTTATAACAACGGTGAACCGCAAAGCCTTGACGCATACTCACCATTTGTTTGGTTCAGAATGGGAGACAATGCAACTTGGAATGGATTCGCTTGGACAATGACAAGCGTAGGTACGGATACACGAACTGCAAGGTCTGCAAATATGGTAGAAGCCAATAGAACCACAGACGTACCACCTAATCCTTTTGTAAATACTTTGAGTACATTATATGATGGTGTTGATGATAGAATTAATTTTGCAAGTACAATAACTTTTAGCGGAGAATTTAGTTTTAATTGGTGGATGAAACCGCAAGGATATGCAACAAACTCAAAAGCGTACATTTGGGGAAGATGGGGAAGTAATACAGATTTTTTAAAATTAAATAACAATAGTCAACTTGTACTACAAATAGGAGGCATATCAAGGACTTTAAATAGAATTTTAGGCGGTGATACAATTGATTTAAATGTATGGAGTCAAATATGTTTAACAAGAGATTCATCAAACAACATTAAGGCATATGTAAATGGAAATTTATTTGCAAGTTCTTCAGCATCAACAACATTAAGAGTGCAAACTATAGGCAGAATAATAAACAATGGTTTTGGTTTTTTAGGAGCAATTGATGAGGTTTCGTTTTTTAATAGAGAATTAAACTCAAGTGAAATTACGACAATATACAACGGTGGTTTGCCATCAGATGTTTCAAGTATAAGCGGAATTATTCATTGGTATAGATGCGGAGATGGAGATACGGCTACAACCATAACGGACAACATAGGAAGCAACAATGCAACAATGATAAACTTTACAACTTTTAGTACAGACGTACCAACATAAATAAACACCTCTTTTTTTTTGTTTATCTTTGTGTAAAGAATACACGAGATGATTAACTCAGTACGAAATACAGTTCTATCTATACTGAACAAAAATAATTACGGATATATTTCTCCTTCAGATTTTAACTTGTTTGCAAAACAAGCTCAGTTAGATATATTTGAGAACTATTTCTTTGATTACAACTATCAGATACAAAAAGAGAATGCTAGACAATCAGGAACAGGTTACGCTGATCTCAAGCAGAATGATGAGGAAGTTATAGATTCTTTTTCAGTTACTTCAAACCTAACAGTTGTAGCAGCAACAAATACATTCACTTTACCATCTGACTGGTATCTATTAAATAGCATATTCTATGATGCTCAAGCTACACCTGCTGTTCCCTTGAGACAGATGGAGAGAGTGTCTCAGAAGAAAATTAGATTGCTTTTGAATTCAAACATTACTGCTCCAAATACTTTTTATCCAGCGTATACTATGGAGGGTAATTTATTGACAGCATATCCTACTACAATAAATACTCAAGATGATGTGGTGTGTCAGTATATAAGATATCCTAAAGATCCTAAGTGGACTTATGCAGATGTTCCTACTGCAACTGGAGAGCCATTGTTTGATTCTACAGCAGCAGATTACCAAGACTTTGAGATTCCTGTTTCGGATGAACCTACGCTAGTAGTTAGAATACTAGAGTATGCCGGATTATCTATAAGAGAAAGTGACGTTGTAAACGTAGCGTCAAGTATGGACAATAGAGAAACTGCTTCAGAAAAATAATAATTATGGCTTATATATCAGCATATCAATATTACGAGAATGGTGGAGCTGCACCTGAGAATGCCAACTGGGGTTCATATCAATACATATCTTTACAAGACATTGTGAACAACTTCTTGTTGATGTACGATGGTAATAACTCTTTGGTAAATAACGAGGAGAGGTATAAAATATTGTTTCATGCTAAGAGAGCAGTTCAAGAATTAAACTACGATGCGTTTAAGGAGGTTAAAATTTTAGAGTTGGACGTATGCGACAACCTGCGTTTTATTCTTCCTCCTGACTACGTCAATTGGGTTCGAATATCTATGTACAAAGATAATGTGTTGATGCCTCTTACTGAAAATATTCAAACTAATTATAGCGATGCGTATCTTCAAGATAATAACTGTAGAATTTTATTCGATCAGGATGGTAATGTTTTGAAGCCAGAGTATTCTAACTTAGATGTAGATAGAATCACAAAGCAAAAGAAGAGCATATACTTAAATGAGAACAGTCCATTTGATCAGACGCTAGGATATTGTTGTGATGGCTATTGGTATTTTGATTATGCAATCGGAGCGAGATATGGTCTCAACACAGAGACAGCAAACATCAACCCTACCTTTAAGATTGACAATAAGGGTGGTGTCATAAACTTTAGTTCTGGTATGGCAGGAGAGTTATGCGTATTAGAATATGTTAGCGATGGTCTATACAATGGAGATGATTCTCAGATTACAGTAAACAAGTTGTTTGAGAGTTATGTCTATGCATATATAAAGTATGAGATACTTACAAATAAGCTAGGTGTTCAGGAGTATGTGATAGCGCGAGCAAAGAAAGAAAAGACTGCGCTTCTTAGAAATGCTAAGATTAGAATCAGCAACATTCACCCAAGTAGATTATTAATGAACTTGCGTGGACAGAATAAGTGGATAAAATAAAATGAAAATAGAAAGAAGTTTTGTTAGAGGTCGCATGAATAAAAGTGTTGACGAGAGACTCTTGCCTCAAGGTGAGTATGTTGACGCAATGAACATTCGACTAGGGTCTACAGAAGAAAGTGAAATAGGTGCAATTGAAAACGCTAGAGGTAATGAGCTTATTGCTGAGGTGCAATATCTAAACCAATCATTATCTTCTCAAGCAGTATGTTTAGGCTCTCTTGAAGATTCTGAGAACGAAACAATATATTGGTGTGTTCACGATCCTGCAAATGCACAAAGTACTACAACTGGTAAGGTAGATATAATTGTGTCATACAATACTTTAAATGATGCTCTTACATATCATGTGATATCTACTGATGATGGCGATGGTGTAAACACTGCATTGAACTTTAGCACTACATATCGTGTAAATGCAATGACATTCATTGATGGTCTATTGTTTTTTACAGACAACAACAATCAGCCGATGCGAATCAATGTTGATCGTGTGTATAACGAGCCTAGTGTTAAAGACCTTTTAGTTATCGTTCAACCTCCTAATGAATCTCCAACCGTACAGTTACAAACTGTTGCAGGTTTAGAGAATTACATGGACACTAGATTCATATCATTTGCATATAGGTATAAGTATAGAGATGGAGAGTACTCAGCGTTGTCTCAGTTCTCTGAGATAGCATTCGACCCAAAGCCATTTTCTTTAAGTGTTGATACTTATCAGAATGAGGGAATGGTTAATGAGTTTAATTCTGCATCTGTTTCTTTTAATACCGGAGGAGAAAATGTAACTGGTATTGACCTTGTATTTAAACTTTCTAATCAATCGGTTGTAAATGTAATCGAGAAGTTTGATAAGTCAAGTCAAGGTTGGTTGGACAATCAGACTAAAACTAGAAACTTTACGAACAGAAAGATTTATACCACGCTAGGGACGAGTGAGATACTTAGAGTATTTGACAATGTGCCAAGAAAAGCACAGGCTCAGACTATAATGGGTAATCGCTTAATGTATGGTAATTATGTTGATGGATATGATGTGAAAGATTCTGATGGTAATGATTGTGACATAGTATATAATACTGAGTTAGTAAGTGAAGATTTGACTCCTGTAGAACTAGGGGTTTCATTTGACCCTTTCGATTTTACTATAGACCCTGCTGTAACTAGAACAGTTTCTGATGGTCAAATAGATATTGATTGTAGTGCAATTGCTTCAGGCTTAGAGCAAGGAGCAAGTCTTGATTTTACAATTAGAATAGTACATGATAGTTTTTCTGGATCGGGCGCACCTAGTACTACACAAGCTCCTTTTACAATTACATTCTCAGTAGTATTAGACCAACCATATGCAAGTATTGCAAATCTTGTTTCAAGCGCAGTTTTTACTGAAGCCTTACAAGGAATTACTTTCCCTACAGACCTAACTCAATGCGGCACTACTGCTCAAGGGTTTTCTACTACCGATCAATTTAACTGTACAATACAAGCTCCTTTAGACCCTTCTATTACTTGGAACAAAGACATGAGTAGTCCGACTGCTACGATTGGTGTTCCTATTACAGCTATTGCTTATAATACAAATACAATTAGAATCACACTAATTGCAATGAGGTATGTAGATGCAGCAACTCCTGGAGTGTATTTATATGAATACTTTGGTTCATCTGGTGCTGGTGCAACATTTAGTACGTCTGCAAATAAAAGAAGTCTTCATAGTGATAGAGATTATGAAGTAGGCATTGTTTATATGGATGATTTTAATCGTTCAACTACAGCATTAGTAAGTACAAACAACACAGTGTTTGTGCCACCTGGAGAGTCTACAAGTAAAAATAGTATAAAGGTTACTATCCCTCCTAATCAAAAACCTCCATCATGGGCAACGAGGTATAAGTTTGTGGTCAAACCTTCTAGTATTGACTATGAGGTTATATATAGTGATTTGTTTTTTATAGACCCTGCTGATAGTGCAACATATGTAAAGTTAGAGGGGGACAATCAAACTAAAGCTGCTAAAGGTGATAGGCTTAGAGTTAAAAGGGATACCGATGGAGCATTGAGTCAGCGTATAGAAACAGTAATATTAGAGTTACAGTCTCAACCTGCAAATTTTATTTCTGACAATGTTGATGGTGATGGAGATAATATTTCAGAGCCAGGTGGCTTATATATGAAAATTAAACCTAATGGTTATAATACTCAGTATGACCCTAATAGTTTTCTTGGTGGCAGTACGGTAACTAATAGTTCGGACGTTCCTAACTCTTTAGGGATTCCGCCTTCTAATAGACCTAACTATATGCCTACCGTAAATTATTTATGTTCAATACCTAACCCTAATTTTGATTCTGTTGCTGGGCCATCATTGACAAACCTTCCCTTTTTGCCTTGGACTATTCCAGCTAATAGTAGAGTGGTGTTTGACATAACCTTTAAAAGAGAAAGAAGGGGTAATGCTTGTGACCAGTATATTTATAGGTTTCAAAAAGAAATTACTGCTTCAGAAGATTATTCAAGTTTGTACGATTTTGTAATAGGTCAAAATGTAAATTTTGATAGTGGGGAAAATGATCCTAATAATGGTGAAAGCCCTAATCAAAATGTTTTTGATCCTAACATTGTGCAGTTACCTTTTGATATATCTACATCTCCAGGTATGCCTATAGGCCCAGCCGCTACTCCCGATGCTCCTGCTCCCATAACAGGAACAAATCAATACGGGTTTGTGGGTAGTGATGTAGATTGGACAGGTAGTGGTGGAAGTTCTTCTGCTGATTATTATGCTGGTAAACAATTCTTTCAAATAAGAAGTGGAATGCAGCCTTGTGATAGTGCAACAATTTTTAACAAGCCTAGACAATCTATTCTTAGCGCATCCGTTAGAGTATTTACTTCTGAGAACTTGTTGATATTTGAAACAATTCCAGTTGAAAGTGATGCAAATATATACTATGAAGGCAGTGATAGTTATCCTATTACCAATGGCTTTCATATGGGTAATGCGGGTAATCAAACTGCAACTGATTCAGCTATAATAAACTCATCATTCTTTAATTGCTTCTCATTTGGCAATGGAGCTGAGAGTTATAAGATTAGAGACAGCTTGGCTGCCCCATCATTTAGATTGGGCGAGCGTACTACCGCAGTATCCGAGCAAGATTTTAAGGAAGCACATAGATTTGCTGATATTACATATAGTGGTATATACAATGCTGACACGAATGTTAATAGATTAAATGAATTCAATCTAGGGACAGCAAACTTTAAGGAATTAGAGAAGAGCTTTGGGCCTATTAGAGTGCTTGATGCAAGACAAACCGATATCCTTACGCTACAAGAGGATAAGATATCCTATGTGTTGTCTAGTAAGACTTTACTATCTAGCGCATCAGGAGGGGGTAATGTTGCAGCAATACCTGAAGTGTTAGGTAATCAAATAGCAAGAATTGAGAAGTATGGTATTAGTAATAATCCTGAGAGTTTTGTTTCGTGGGGGTTTGATAAATTCTTTACAGATACTAAACGAGGAGCAGTACTTCAATTAAAAGGAAGTGGACAAGCAGAGCAGTTAAAAGTTATATCAGACACTGGTATGGGGTCATGGTTTAGAGATTACTTTATTCTTACGCCTAACACACAGAAGTTAGGTGGATACGATCCATATATGAATGAGTATGTTTTGTCAGGCAACTTAACATCTCTACCTACAGCACCTGTTATTTTAGAGTGTGGTGCAGATTATAGAGTATACACATCAGGATCAGGAACAACGAATTGGGAAGTACTTTTAAATGAACCTGTAGGTACATCTACTGTAAATTGGACTGCATCATTTAAAGACCCCTCTACAACAATAACTGTGAGCGTTGCTTATAATGGTGTTGTATATACATCAGGTACTACAAGTGCATCTTCTGGTAGCTTTACTTTTGATAAAAACTTCGCTGGTGTTAGTGAGGCTCAAGTGGGTGTTGTCATTGTTGGAAGCGCAGCAGACTTTACTGTAAATGTAGGATGTCCTGTAGTGACAACATTGAATGTTGTTAAAGTGTGTTTGAATAACAATACATACAATGGTCAGTACATTCACAACGATTACTATTGGACTCAAGGTACATTTGACAGTCCTACAAGTAGCGACTTAGTGTTACTTCAAGCGCAAGATAATACACCTATAAACTTTGCAATATCTCAGTATGATGTGTTGTCAGGCCCTTCGGGTGGTGGTGTTATTCCTCCTGTGCCTACTGTTGCTGATCCAGTTACAATTCGAATTCAATCTACGAAGATTGGTTTTGATGATTTCAACTTTGACCCCACAGTGCATCAGTTAAGATATGCTTTAGAGTCTACCCTTTATGGTAACACTCCTGCTGACATGAACACCTTACTAGGTTTATCTACGATACTTGCTCCAACGCAAAACCCTACGACAGGTGTATACTACTACGACATAAACTATGTTCAGTCAGGAACATTCAAGCCATACTTATACTTAATATATAGTTACATAACCTGTGAAAGTCTTGGTTCAACTTGTAAAGAGTATAGTGTTGAGAACACTGCTGCTTTTGCTGCTACAATTAGATACAATGATTGCTCAGGTGTTCTTCAAACCTTAAATGTAAACCCAGCAACAACAATTACCTTATGTATACAGAGTATAGTGGCTTATAACACAGACGCTTTAAATGTTAACTTAATAGATTGTAGCTGTCCATAAAATATTAATATGCCAATACCAACTATACCACCAAGTACCGAGCCAAGTCTTCAAGCGTACACAGTAACGTACAGTGAGAATGTGCAAGGGTTTCCTTCGTTTTATTCTTATATACCAGAACAGATACAGGGACTCAATCAATATTTATACACCTTCAAGAATGGAAGTATGTATAGACACAACACAAAGCTTCCTAATAAGAGGGGTGTGTTTTATGGTGACTTCACTTCTAGTAAGGTGCAAAGCATTATAAATATTGAGCCTACTACAGTAAAGGTGTTTAAGACCATTGAATTGGAGTCTGATGATAGTTGGGGTTTTGCTGGTCAAACAGATTTAGAGAGTGGTAACATTGATGATAGTTACTTTGAATTAAAGGAGGGTAGTTACTTCTCTTATATTCGAGGGATTGATTCTGTGCCTGTACTAAATAATGAGTTAGCACTTAGATCCGCACAAGGAATCGGAGCAATAACTTCTGTTGATGCGTCTACACCATCAGCGATTATTATCACTTATGCTGCAAATGTTTTGGACTCAATGTTAAGTATAGGAGACTTGTTTTATTTTGTTCAGTCTAATGTTACTGTATTAGGAGGAAAGATTACAGCAGTAAATTTAACGAACAATACAATCACAGTAGATTCTACCATTACAGGAGGTAGTTCTGGAATGCTTGCAACAAACTATTCTTTTTATATTAAGAACGCAGTAGCTGAGTCTCATGGACTCCGGGGGTACTATCTAGAGTTTGTGGTTGAAAATGACAACCGTTCAAAAGTGGAGTTGTTTACGTTGTCATCAGATGTCATGAAAAGTTTTCCATAATTTTTTTTAACTTTGCATTAATGCAATTCACTATTCGACCCCTTGAATACAAAGACTATGACGAGCTTTTATTAAAGTGGTGGAAAGATTGGCGAGTTGTTGCACCGAGTAGAGACTTCTTACCTAGCAATGGTTTAGGAGGATACATAGTATACGATGGAGAAGTTCCTGTATGCGCTGGATTTATTTATAACACAGATTCAAATGTTGCTTGGTGTGAATTTATTGTATCAAACTTCGACTATAAAGATAAGGAGCGTAAGAAAGAATGCTTAAATCTTTTAGGTTCTAAGGTGTCAATGGTAGCAAAGGATGCAGGTAAGAGTTATCTGATGACAATGCTAAAAAGTAAATTATTGATGGATGTTTGTGCAGATCAAGGATATATGAAAATGAGTGGAGGTTATACTCAAATGACAAAAATTTTATAATATGGGAGCAGCAGCAGTAGCACAATTAGTACCATTGGTAGCAACTACAGGGATGAGTTTGTATGAGATGGGGCAAGCAAAAGAGTCAGCCAATAAGGGTAATAGAAAGTTTCTTGAAGGTATTCAAAAGACTAGAGACCTTCTTGAGCAGAATGTAATGGAAGAGATTAATGTAAGTGATGAGGCTACTAGATTAAAGGGGCAGCAAAATCTTGCAGCACTTCAGCAATTAACTGACGCTACTGCTGGAGCAGGACAGCGTGCAGTGCTAGGTGCAACACCTGGACTGATGACAGCCGCTGATGCCGCGAATGAAGCAGAGAGAGCAAATCTACAGCAAAGACTTGAGGCTAGAGAAAAAGCGATTTTAGGTCAAGATGAGGTTAATCGCCAAGGTAAGATGGATTTAGAATTAGACATTGCTGCGGTAGGGAAAGAGCAACAGCTCGCTGAAGATGCTCGTAGACAAGAAATGATGGGGCAAGTGTTTCAAGGGTTAGGGAATATAGCTTCTGCCGGAATAGAGTCTGCTGCTTTATATCGACAAGATGGCAATGCTCGTAGGGCAGGTAAATTTGTTGACTCATTGGGAAAGGATCAGTTAGGTGGTCTATCTAGAGGTCAAGCAATTGACGCTGTGATGGAGCAAAACTATGACCGAGGAGTTATAAATAATGCTAGGCGTGCAGGCTTTGTTCCTGATGAAGGTTTATTTCAAAACTATAGAAGTAATTTAATGGGAGCAAAAGGTTCTACAGGTAATCCTTTTGTTACACCACCATCGGCTGTGTTGCAGAATACTTTGACACCACAGACACCAGCGTCACCATTTGATATTGGAGGGTCAAGACCTTTCTTTATACCACCAACATCTTTAGGTGGAGGTGCGCTTCAAGGTATGGCTCAGGCTCAAGGATATTTTCCATACACGCAAAGTCAGATTTTAGGGTTAGATTAAACAAAACATAATGGCAGATTTTTTTAAGTACGTTGGCAAGGCTGATAGAGGAATACAGGATTGGTCTAAGATAGGTAAAGACATTAGTGATGGCCTTAAAGAGGTTACTGATAAGAGACAGGCTGAACGTGCTAGAATCGACAAGCTAACTTCTGATGCAATCAATGAGGTTAATAATGTTCAGTTAGGTCAGAACAAAACCTTCAATCAATTTTTACTTAATGGATCGGGACAAACAAAAGAGTTCTTGTTGATGCAGGAAAAACTTTTGAAGCAGGGTGTATTGAAACCACAGGACTATCTAAACTCTAGACAAATTGTTGCTGATGACTGGGCGAATCTAAGCGAGGCTGCTAAGTCATTCAATACTGACTATGCTGAATCTATGAAAAGACTTCAAGATGGTGAGGCTGCAATGCAAGAGATGTATCAGAACGAAAAGTATGATGCATTTATGAACATTCAAGATAAGGATGTATTTATAAACCCTGTAGATGGTAGGATGTATTTAACAACCACCGATGGTGATGGTAACATTCAAAGAGACCCATCATCTATGTTGAATGTAAATGCAATCAATGCTAGGCGTAAGGACAAGATAAATAAGTTCAACGTCCAAGCAGAGGTACAAAAGGCAACAGGCGCATTAGGAGAAGTTGTAAAGGCTCTAAATGCTGATGGTGTCATTACTCGTACCGACAAGAGATTAAATGAGATGATGCTCATCGGTGGAGTTGAGACAACATTTGATGATGCCAAGAATGACATCATTGATTCATTGATGACATCTCCTCGTAACAATGCTAGTATCCTTACCGATGATGTGGGGGGATACACATTTACAGAAGTGGAGTCTGAGGCTGGAGGCAAGGTGATATACCTAAAGGAGAATGGTATGGGTCTTCTAGAGCCACAACTTACTGACGAGCAGTTGGGTGTGGTAAGAAACAATCTTGACATGGAGATTGAGAAGCAGTTAGGATTCGAAGAGAAGAGTTCATACGAGGCAGACTTGCGTAAGAAGATTGCTGATGCTGATCGTGCAGAAAGAAGAGCTGCTAGAAAAGACAAAGAGGTGGATTACTCTGATGTATATGGCTACGCTGCTGATTTAGCATCAGGTGATGATAAAGGTGTAAATAGAGTAATTCAATCTTTAGAATCTACACACCCTCATTTAAGTATTGTTCCAAGTGAGGGAGACACTCCTGGATATGAAGTCTTTGATAGTAAGACAGGCGCAAGCAAAACAATTGAGATAATTGATGGAGATGTTGCAGGATTTACTGATGCTTTATTTAATATGATTGTAGGCCCAGAAGGAGTAAAAGGATTACAAACAACTACAAAGGCTAGAAAAGAATATCTAAAAGAAAACACCTTACCTACTGATGTTGTCAAGGCTAAGTCAGGTGGTACAAGAAGAAAGCTATCAGTTATATCAGCAGGGGATATTAGTTCTGGAGGAGTTAAAACAAAAGAGGGTAAACTTTTAAATGTAAGTGATGCTATTAATGAAAAGGGAGAAGATAAAGATTATAAATTACAAACTCGTTCAGACTTTGAGAAAGCAATTCACACTATGCAGTTACCTGCTGAATATAAATCTATTCAGAATAAAATACCTAAAGAGTTTACATTTAGAAATGTAGATGGAGACATCATGATGTATTATCCAGGGCCAGGTGGCAAGAGATATAAGGCTGATTTGTCTAAAGATGGTATTAGAGGTGATATGTTAAAGTATGTCAACGAAGGATTAAGGAATTTAATACAAAATGAAAACGCTCGTATAGATGCAATAAATAAAAGAGCAACAGGCAAGACATCATCTAAGAAAACTATTGCGCAATTAAAAGCACAAAATCCTAATATGTCTGCTAAAGAATTGATAAACCTTTTCAATAATCAATAAAACAACAACTATATGTTTGAAGTAAAAGACCTTTACGATTTAACTTTACCAGGCGCATTTGCTTCGGCAGAAGAGTGGGTACAGTTTTCATCATCTGCTAGCCCTGAAGACTTATATGGTTTATTGCAGGATGGTGCGTTTAGTTCAGTAGAGGAATTTCAACAGCAAGTTAATTTTGGAGCATCTCCTTTAAAAAAAAAAGAAGATACGGTATCCGTATTGGAGGATGGTTCTTCGGACTTACAAGAGCCTAGTGTTCAGGTTGAGGAAGAGCAGATTGACTTTGACCCTACTGCGGGAATAACAGCACTAGAAGAAACAGGGGTACTACCCACTCAAGCACAACGAGATTTTACACAAGAACCATTAGGGCCTGTTCAAAAAGTTCCTACAAAAGAGGAGCAGATAGAGGTGGTAAATAAATACTTATCACCTGAAAGAGAAACAGGGGAGATGGACGCTTTAGTAAAAAGAAGAAGATCATCAATGACTTCAAAATTAAAACCTGTTCTTACTCAAGAAGGTTTAGAAAAGAATCAGAAAGATTCTCAAGTTAAATATATTATTGAAAGTCTTGATGAAGCTGATCGTTTAAATGTAGTTGCAAATTTGGCATCTATAGATGGCGAGATTACCGATGAACAATTATCACAATTAAAAAGTAAAGCAGATGCAAATATAACTTCTAAGTATGGAGAGGAAGAGATGTCTCTTTTAAATAAAATTACAGGTGGTGTAGATGCTAAAGATGTATTTAATAAATCTATACGATCTACTAATAAGTCTATAATTGATGATTTAGTTGTTGAAGGAGATGAAACTGCTACAGTAGCAAACTTAAACAATGAGTTTGCTGGAACACCATTTTCTTTTTCAGAAGCCATAATAGGTTCAGATGCAGTTGAGGTTAGCGTACTTGATGTGTCAGGCGTACCTATTAATAGTAAGATTGTACGGATAGATGATGCTATTAAAGGAAGTCAGAAATTAAAAGACTTTATGGCAAAAGCCAATCTCTCAAAGGGTAATAAAGAATTTTTACAAGGTAAGATTAATGGTAAAGACATCAGCAATCTTCCAATGGATCAAAAGCGTTTAGCTAATTATAAGTATATGCTAGAGAACAAAGATAAGTTCTCAGCAGGTAAAGGTGTAGGGTTTAGTATTAATGCAGACGCTATCATGCGTTTTGTAAACGAGAACCCTGGTTTCTTTCCACCTGAAGAATTACAAAGCATAAAGCTACAACTTGATGCAGCATTAGCAGGTCAATACAAAGAGGATAAAGAATTAGAAGGTTCATTCTTTGGTTCATTGGGAGAATCCTTTTTAAAAGGAGCAACACAGACATCTAAGTTTACTACTAACCTTGGCATTGATATAGGAGGGGCTTTGATGCCTAGTATGTTTATGCCTTCAAATTCATTTAGTGCTATAAACTTTGACGAGAATGGTAATCGATTATCGGATAGTGAGGTTATAGATAAAGTAAAGAAAGAAGGTAAGAGAGAGATGATAGCGGCAATGGACAACGCTGTTGAATCATCCTTTACTGGTACTACTCAGGCGTGGATGAATAGTGAGGAAAGAAATGATTTAGCAAAAGCATTAAACTTTGTGTTTGAAAGTCTTGGAGTTGTGGCTTCAGTAGGTGCTAATAAATTAGCACTAACACCCGCAGCCGCTAAGACACTAAATGGTCTAGCGTTCTTTGCATATGCTGCCAATGGTATTGAAGATGAAATGGCAGGTACTGAATACGATGAATTGTCTGAGTGGAAAAAGAAACTTATATCATTCCCATATGGAGTAATGATTGGTGCTTTAGAAAACTTAGGATGGGAGGCATCAACAGGTGCGTTTGGAAATAAGGTGTTCGACAAAATATCTAAGGGAATAATTAGCAGGGCTATGAAGAGTGTTCCTAAGAACGCATCTGAAAAAGTTATTAAAACAGCAATAGAAAACAGTACCAAGGCGGCAATAGCAGATGGTACAATTAAGATTATTAGTGGTGCTTTAAGTGAAGGACTTGTTGAAGGAACTCAAGAGTTTGGAGATGTTGGTTTAAAAAATGTGGTCAATCTTATAATGGATAAGGATTACTTTGCTGACGCTCCTGATTTAAGTACTAAGGAGGGTTGGTTAGAAACGATAAAGCAAGCAAAAGAGTCTGGCTACTATGGCTTACTAGCGGGTGGTAGTTCAGCAGGTGGTGGAGGTATCATTCAAGGAACTAAAAAGCGACTACAAAGAGATGCTGACATCCGAGAGTACAATGAGAAAAAGCAAGCCCATACCAATAAGACTCAAAGAGAAAAATTAATTTTTAATATTAATAATGCACAAAGGCAGGGGCAAATGACTGCCGAACAAGCAGAGGCTGCAAAGGAGCAAGTTCTTGAGGATGCTGCTACCTATGAACAGATACCTGATGAGGGGCTATCTAATAAAAATAAATTAGAATCATTTGATTTAATTACTGAAAGAAACAATCTAGAGAAAGAGATTGCCGGAAAGAATGAAGAGCTTGTTACGAAACAGAGGGATCGTATACGAGATATTAATGCACAACTAACAATAATAGGAACACAAGATGCCACTACAGAGCAAGAAGCAAGCGGTTTGGATGAGGATCAACAAGCCAGAAATGTACAACAAATGGAGGAAGGAACACCCCAACCAGAACCTAAGCAGACTACCGCTGAAGAAGTTGAAGTCAAAGAAGAATTAAAACCTACCGAAGAGCAACGTGAGAAGCTAGAGAAGCAAGCGGTAAGAGAGTTAAAGAAAGAGAATCGTAAGACTAGACGAGAAGGATTTAAGGGTGACAAAATTAAGGGTACTCGTAAGAAGTATGAGCCTACTCAAGAAGAGATTGACGCTAGAGTTGATGAGTTATTTCAAGCACAGCAACAAGAAGACCAAGAGGTATTAGACCTTGAGGCTGCGATTGAGGGTGAGGTCAAAGAGGGGAGAGCATTACCTAGCGAGACTACTGCTGTTGAAGAAGTAACTACCGAGGAAGCACCTGTAGCTGAGACAGTGGTTGAGGAGGTAGAAACAGGTAAAAGAGAAGTTGAAGAATATTTTAAAGCCTTAGAAGAACGGAGGAAAAAAAGTGAAATCGAAAGAAAGCTTTTTTTTGAATACGATGATTCTCCAAAATCATCAAAAGAAAGAAGAGAATTAAAGAAGAAGCTCATAGAAGCTCAAAGAGATAAAAACGAAGCTGATAAAGTGCTTCAAGAAAAAGAATCTGTTATAACAAATAAGTTTCCAAATTTAAAAGAAGCCTACCAAAAAAAGGAGGAAGCTGATAGTGAGGAATGGTATGATGCATCAAAAGAATATTATGATGCATTTAATGAAACTATAAATAATATATTAAATCAAGAAGCACCTGTAGCTGAGACAGCAGTTGAGGAAGAGGTGACTACTGAGGAAGCACCATTAGTCAATCCAAAGGTTGATGGTGTAGTGATGAGCGATAAGAAGCGAAACAAAAAGGAGCAGGCTCTTGTCGACAGAGCCAAGCGAGCTGCCAAGGCGTTGACAAGGATTGGTAAGGGAGGTGTAACCATAGAGTTGCATGATGACACCGATAGTTTTAAGAAGGTTACAGGGCAAGATGGTCGTGGCGCATATGACAAGACTAGCAACACAATCCATATCAACTTATCCAAGGCTAACAATACCACCGTTGCACACGAGGCGTTTCACGCTGTGCTACTACAGAGGGTAAGTAATACCGCTGAGGTAACCAAGACAATGTTCGATGCTGTGCGTAAGGCAGGTAAGGGAGATACTAGGGTTATGGAGTACACCACTACTAAGGAGGTGGATGGAAAGACTGAGACAGTGACTAAGACTGCTACAGTTGAAGAGTACTTAGAAGACTTTGCTAGCAAATATGAGGAGAACATTCAAGACGAAGAGAAGCTCGCTGAGTTGACAGGTCTACTTGCCTCAAGTTATGTTAACCTTGCACCTGCACCAAAGTCAAAGGTACGTCAATGGGTTGAAAAGGTGATGACTCCTATTGCAGAAAAACTAGGCATAAAGGTCGATCAGTTTACCAAGACCGATCAGGGCGTTGTTGATTTGTTGAATGCAATCTCTGCCAAGGTAACAATAGGTGAAGAGATTCAAGAGGGGGATGTCAAGGTGCTTGAGGAGATAGAGACTAAAGAGGAGTATTCTGAAAGTGCAGATGTTTTAAAAGAGTATAACAATAACGAGATAGCAGAGATAACAAGAAACTCTAACAATAATGCAGAAGAATTTTTAGGTAAATTAATCTCAAAGGAAACTAAAAAAGTAGAGGGAGGAAGTATTGAACAAGAAGTGTATCAATATGGCATCATCCAAAGAATCTTTGCAAATGATGGTTCTAAAATCCAAAGACTAACGGACTATTCTGGGAAGGTTTATGGTACACCTATTATAAATTTAACCATGGACTCTATGGAATCTGGTTTGCTTTTTGGAGGTAAAAAAGATTTTAGTTTAAGTGAAAAAGAAATCACTTATTTTTTCAACTCTAAATTTAAGCCTGTACAAGAGATAGAGACTAAACCTGAGACCAAGAAGAAAGGTAAGGCAAAGAAAATAAATTGGACTAAGTCTGAGGGCAAGAGACCCAAGAGACAGACTACAGGTACAGAGATGGGTAAGGTAGTGCGAAGCTATGAGGCGGGTGAGATTACTCTAGAAGAGTACAACAAGAAGGCAGATGAGTTGATGCCTACTCGAATGAAAGAGAAGTTCACAGAGCCTGCAACAAATCCGGAGCTAGGAAAATTAAGAGGGCAAAAGAAAGCCAAGATAAATGCTCCTATAAAAGAAGGTGCTGACGTTGGTCTAAGGTTAGACATTCCTCTTATGGAAGATACAGGTGTGTCTGCTGTTACGATACACCCTGGTCGAGGATTAACATCTTCGGCTTCATCGTATAGAGGTGCTGCTGTGATTAGTGACGTTGAATTTAAAAGCAACCCTAAGTCTTCATTAGGTCTAGCATCAGAGGCTACCACAAAGAACCCAACGATTGCTCGTATGGCAGGTAGCTTTGTCAACATTGGAGAGACTATCGAGGAGCAGAACGAGGCGGCTAAGAAGTTAGCACAACAAGCAATGAACGAGGGGTGGACACAGGTTGGTGTCAATCCATCTAAGCACTCATACTTCTATGACCGATCCAATGGGAAACCTTTGAAGAGTGCTGACAGAGTTGTTCAGGTAGGAGACCTCATCTATGCAGAGAATGCTAAGACCACTACAATATATGACGATAGATTTATTGTCAAGGGCAAGACCGATAAGAAGGGAGGCCCACTACGTTTCCAGAAGGCAAATCAAGATATTGAATTTGGAAGGTTAACGAATCCTACTAGAATATCTGTAGCCGGAAAAGATATTTCTAATTTAATATTTCTTCAAGGTTTAGGAAATACTTCTGTAATAGATGACTACATAAGAAGATATAAAGATATTATAAAGATATCTAATAGTAGGAGATTTAATAAATCTGAAAAATTACAGACAGATTATTTAAGAAGTGAATTAACAAAACGGATAGACCTAACCATAAAAAGATTACAAAAAGAAATTGAATTTAACAAGTCTAAATTAGTAGACAAAGATGGGGATGTTTCTCCTTTAAGATCTGAAAAAATAAAAGATGCTCAGGTTAGAGTTGAGTTATTAGATGAGATTAAAAACACTATATCTGAAAACTTATTTTCACCAAGTGATCTGGAAATTACAACAGAACCTGAAGAGCAAGGAGAGGGTGGTGAAGTAGGTACTATTAGACTACAAAAAGCAAACATACAATTCAAACCAGCTCCAGGGATAGGAACAGACACAAGATCATTTGCAAAATTCTATGAGGAAAAAAGTCTGAGAGATTTTAATGGTAAGAAGTTTGTAACTAATATGTATGACTTTACCAACGCTGGAGAAGTGGATTTGGGGAATGGATATGTTATTAATCTATGGGGTGGTAAAAGTTATGTCCCATATATGTTAGAAAAAAGAGGTAAGAATTTAGGAGAGGTTTCTAATCTTGCTGCTTTTAATACAGAAGAACAGGCTGAAACTTTTATCAGAAATTCTAAAGAAGAAAATGCTTCTTTGTTCATACCACACTCTGGTACTACTAAAGGTTCATGGCAGTTTCAGCAATCAATATTTCAAGAGCTTACAAATTTAGCACTAGACAAAAAGATTCTAAGCAAAAAACAATTAATATCATTGTTTAATGAATCTATTAAAAGTGATAAGGGTAAGAAAGCGTTTAAAACTTTTGTAAAGAACTACAATCAGAAGAGAGAAAAAGAAAAAAAGAAACCAAAAAATATAAAAGACTTTAATTCTTTTATAACTAATCCTAAAGAAATAATTGAACTGCTTGACATAGAAAACAATATGTCTCCAGACTTAAGAAAGATTTTTAACAGTAAATATTCTACAAACGAAGCATTTAAAGAAGCGTTAGGTGTAAAGAACTCTATTGACTTTGCATTAAAAATGGAAGATCCGTTGAATAATGGTATATCAGGGGGAGACCTTATGGGTATAATTGAGTTTGATAATACTTCTTTTAAAATAAGAAAACCTAACAAGAACGACCCTGATTATCATCCATCGTTTGCATATACTGTTGAGGCAAAAATAAATGGAGTGTATCAACCTACAGAGTTTTATAAGTCTAATGAAGTTACTGATTCCTATACAAAAAACAATAAGGATGGCGCAAAGGTGTCAAGAAAAACTGACTTTACCTTAGAAGAGTATGAGCTAGCTAAAAAAGGTATTGCTATTAATGATGAAGGCAAGAAAGTTAAAAGGAAACCATTCAAAGGTACACTAGAAGAGTTTCAGGAAATGAAATTTGAAAAGTCTAATGTATCTAGTAGTGCTGGTTCAATACCAAAGGTAGCAGAGTTATCAGAGACTGCGATGCGAGAGCAGAAGAGTCTTATGCAGATAGGTAGGTATTACAATGCCAACAACCAAGGGTTCTTCCCAGTGCAGGTAAATGCATATCAACTCAAGCAAGACCTAGAGCAGATAGGATTTGGTTTGAAGCGTGCTGTTAATGGAGCGTACTACGCCACAAGGAATGGGCGTAAAGTAAATCCATTCCCACCTGAGCCAAGTAGATATAGAAGACAAAGGGATGACATTGGTATCGTAGAAGAAAAAAGTTTTACAAGTAAGAACACCGTAGCAGATATCATCATTGCTGCTAGACGAGAAGGGTTCAAAGATAAAGCCATCCGATTCTATATACTAAAGAGACGATCAGATATCAAGGAGGAGAATGGTAAGCCTTTGCGAGCGAAGACTGTAGATGATATGCTTCGAGTACCTGCAAATATATTAGAGAATGTGCCGGATAGTTTCAAGGAGATTGAAGGTGGAGCAGCAGCAGGTCTAAGGTTGTATCAAAAGGTTGAGCAGCTTAGAGATAAACTTCTTGCCGCCAACGCTAGAATAAAATCTCCTAAGTTATCTGACGCTGGTATCAAACAGAAGATAAAGGAGAAGAGAGAGGAGTTAAAAAAGAAAAAACTTTCAGACGAGCAACTCGCCAAAGAGTTAGATGCTTTCACTAAAAGAGAATACAAGAACAACAAAGCTCGTAAGGAGATGAAGACCGAGAGTGAAATCATGGATGAGGTTATTGAGTTCTTAGAGAAACAACCTGAGTACATCGAAGCTGGTGACAAGGGTAAGAAGACACCATCTCTACTTCAGTCTAAGATGCAAGCAGAACTCCAAGCAACGATTGCCTTCCGACCATCTAGAGAGGTGGCTCAGAATCTTTCTAAGTTAAAGAATAGAGCAAGAGCAATGGAGAAGGCAGGTAGAGACCTTCAAGAAATAAAGCGTCAGCTTAGAGCAACACTTCGTAAGTCACTACCAAAGACTGAGTACTCCAAGCCAGAGGTGATGAGACTTTTAGGTGAGATTGCAAAAGTAGATGCAAGTAATTTACAAGACGTAATTGGAGAGATAGAAAGTTTTATTGTTAAAAAGAACGTACAAATACTAGAGGCTCAGATAGACAAGCTATTAGGTACGAAGGTTACTAAGAGTGAGGCTGGAAGACGTAAGGGTAAGTTTGGATATGATGAAGCGGCTAGACTAGAAGCCATCAACAACAATATTGTTAAGGATAAAAAGGTTGATGGTAAGGTAGTTAAGTATACTGCTGAAGAAATCATGGATAAAAATGAAAGACTTCGTAGAGAGCTTAATGAAATTATGCGTCAACCTGAATTAAGTTCGGAGAATATAAACAAGCTAACCGATCTTCAGATAGCAATCAATATCAACAGTGCCAATCTGATGAAGGCACAGTTAGGAACAAAGGAAAGAATCAGTCCTAATATTATTGCACCATTGGTAACAGCACAAGAGTCACTGCAAGAATTAATTGAAGAGGGTCGCTCTAAATTTAAAGTAGAACTTCAAGAAGCGCATCAAAAATACCAAGAGCAATTCACTATGCTTTGGGAAGAGATTACAGGAGAGAAGATAGATATGTCTGACCCTGATGTAAGAGATAAAATAAATGCTAGATTAAAAGAATCTTCTAGGATAAGCAAGGCTGAGAAAGCCAAAAACAGAGGGAAGTTTAGAAATGTTCTTACGAATATGTACGACTCTTTAGTAAGAGGATTAAATAAGGCAGAAGATTTATCTGGTTTAATGAACAAGATATCTATTATGCCAGGGGAGTTAGCAGGTGGTCGTATTCAAGAGATGATTACTGATAGGGTAGATGAATCTACTAGAGTATACAAAGGTAGAATGATGATACAAGAAGATGTCATCGAAAATAAGATGGAAGAAATATTTGGAAGAAAGTGGAGAAAGAGAGCTGTACAGTTAAACGACACTAAAACAAATGGCATAACTCTAGAGACAAAAGATGAAGTCCAAACAATTTCTCAAAACCAATTGGCATACCTATACAATCAGTATAAAGACCCAGCTAATGCAGGTTCGTTCAAAGCAATGTTCGGAGAAAACTATGAGCAAGAAATGAGTAAGCTCATATCACAGTTAGATCCTCAATTAAAAGAGTGGGCAGATTGGCAGGTTGATGAATTCTTTCCATCAGTTTATGAATACTACAATGATGCATACAAAAAGATATATAGAACTGATATGCCATGGAATCAATTCTATGCAGGTAGAATATATAGAGAAGGATTTGAGCAAGAGCCATTAGATATGTTGGCAAACTCTTCAATATTCCAAACCTCTGTGGGTGCAGCTTCAACATTAGAAAGAAAAGTAAATAATTTGCCTATCCAAGCAATGAATATCAACAACGCTTTGACAAGTTATATTCAGGACATGGAATACTTTGCCGCCCATGCTGAAACAGTAAGGGACATTGATAAAATGTTTACTAATAAGGATGTTAGAAAATACTTAAAAAACATTTATGGTGATGACATCAATAACCTAATTGATTCTATGATCAAAAAGGTGTCGGCTAAAGGACAGCAAAAGTTTAAGATGGCTAGCTTCATAAATAAAAGTATGAATGCATTTATAATATCTAAACTTGCATTTAACCCGGTGGTATTTATAAAACAGCTTACATCTATACCAACATATGCTAATGACATTGGCATTGCAAATTGGATTAAGTATTCTAAGCTAGGTAGTACATTGTCTCAAAGACGTAGTGCAATAATGGAGGACTACAATGAGGTTATAAAAAACTCTGTGTACTTACAAGACAGAGCCAAAGGTTTAAATATTAGAAATGCTATTGCTCATTACGAGGATCATTCAAATTCTATTATAGATAAAAGTTTTGGAGCTGAAGCTCAGAGGATAGCAATGATGCTTACCAAGAGTGGTGATAAGGCAGCGATTATGTTGGGAGGTCTTCCAAACTACAGATACTACAAAGCTCAATACAAAAAGCAAAATCCAAAGGCTACTGAGCAAGAGGTTATTGATTATGCTATTAGAAAGTTTGAGCGTGACACCAAGAAGACACAGCAGTCTAGTGACATACAAGACCGAGACTATTATCAGACTGATGATCCATTGATGAGGTCATTCAATATGTTCATGACTACACCTAAGCAATACTTGAGGAAAGAAATTGATGCCTTTAGAAATTTGGGTAGAAAAATTAAGTCTCTTGACAAAAAGAAAAGTTTAAAAGAAAATATAAAATCTTTTAAAGAAACAGGCAAAGGAACAGTGGGTCAAAACCTAAGACAGTTAGCAATGTATCATGTAATGATGCCTGCATTGTTTCAATGGGCAGCTTTAGGATTCCCGGTAGATATGGATGATGAGGATAAAGCAGACATGGCGGGAGCAATGTTGTTAGGAAACTTAAATGCATTATTTATAGTAGGAGATTTATTTACTATGACTAAAGATGTTCTATTAGAAAAGCCTTGGGGGGGAACGCCAGAAACTTTATCTATAATGCAATGGGCATCATCTGTTTTACGAAAGTGGTCAAAGTGGCAACAAAAAATAGATGCTAAAAAACCAGACCCTACTAAGATTGATGATGCTAGATATGATTTCTATGGTACTATTTTAGAAGGAGCAGGTATACCAGCCAGACAAGGTATGAGATACTATGACAACTATACCAAATTGTTTACCGAAAAAATGGATACGCCTGAAAAGATAAGAAGGATTCTAAACTATTCTGATTACACTATAGAAGGTAAGAAAGATGACAAGAAGAAAGGTTCAGGAATGTCATCAGGAGTTTCTTCAGGAATGTCATCAGGAGTTTCTTCAGGAATGTCTAGCAACTAGAACAAGTGGGTGAGTCTTGCGACTTGCCCATGGAGTTTGCTATGAAGGAAGCCTTCGCAAGCCTGTGGGGCGTGCTGATATCCTTTCTTGTGATGCCATGAGTCTGTCGCTGATGGGGATCGGAGCGACTCTATAGTACATCCCGCCATATCTTTAGAAAATTTATGATGCACATGATGGGTGTAAACATATCTGTGTTTGGTCTTTGCCCACTCAAGAGGGAACTCAGTAGCCATCAGTAGTGGTAAGTCCTGAGTCTTTGCACCATCGCCATGGGTAGTACCGATGAGGTTCTTACCGTAGGTGTAGGATTTACGATGAGCCATACTACAATCGAATGTGATATCATCACAGTTCTTGAACCAAGTCTTTATCACATCGGATAAGAAAAACCCTGACATCATATCGTGGTTACTAGGATTAAAAGTAAAATGCACCGGGGCTATAGCAAGAAGAATCTCAAGCACATCTACATATAAGTTCTTGGCTATCAAGAAGTTACTATACCACATGCCATCAACGTCCTGCCTCGTCCCCTTTGACGTAGCACCTGGTTGGTCGATATGTAGGATGTCATTACCTCCAATGAAAAGTATCTGGTCGATGTTAAAACCTGTGGCCTTGTCAAGTATTCCTTGCACGCCATCCTTAACTCTCTTCACTGCAATCTGATTGTTATAAGACTCGCCTGTCTCAAAAGAATCTGCGAGCTTACCGATATGAATATCAGCAGGGTCTACCACCAATAGGTGTCCATCTTTGGATGGAGATCGTAAAATCTTTGGAAAGGATGGAGAGTATTGCTTTATGTCTTCTAGCAGTGAGTCCTTCAGTCTTTGTAACTGTTGGAATCTATCGTCCTTGAATGAAGGGTTGTTAAAGAATAGACTTGCCTCCTTGGTTTTAAGCCACCCATGTTTAACGTCTTCAACATTTACTCCGGCTTCTTTGGATGCTCGTTTTATTCCTCTATACTTCCTGATTAATTCTTGTTCATCTTTTTTAAGTCGTGGTCTCCAGGTCATCTTGTATCGATTGGTTTAATTCTTCTAGGATATTTTTCAACTTAGAAATCTGAACCTCAACCTCCTTGTAGTTTGCATCTACAAGCTCTTCATATATCCCATCAGAACAGTCGTTGATCTGCTTCATCAAATAATTAATGAAGATGATATTGATTCCGTCTGAGGATGGTGATGTCACATTAGTTGTCTTTATCCATTACAGATATTAAAGTAGTCCCTAGAGTGGGATCGATTTGTTTGATGGCTTTGTATATGTTACGACTGTGCTTTCTTACCTCTTCCTTTTCCTTCTTGGTTGAGTCTGTGCCTAACGATGCATACATACTACAATCCATTTCTAGTAAAGAGTCTATCTTTTTTTTATCAGTCCAAGTCTTATACGAAAGGATTTTATTTATACTTTCTACTCTACTTATCATTTGCTGGTAATATAATAAATTAATTTAATGTAAATCAATATCGTACATATTATTTTTCAACCTTCTCTTGATGATATCTAGATCATGAATAGTAGTTGCTTTTCGTACATCTTTTGCTAAATTGTACACTGGCTTGGGTGCAGGGATGCTTGCAAATATTTGCTCGTACTCTTCTGTATCAACCTTTATCATAGCATCATTAGATTTTATCAAGTCTTTATATCTATTGAGACCATTGATAACGGTAGCATGAGTACGATTAAACTCTTTAGCTATATTGTGATATGACATTCCTTGTTTACGCATAAATGTATATAGATACATACGCTTATTGTTTAAAGTTGCGTGTCGTTCTGGTGAATCAAGTTTGTCTCTTTGAATTATTTCTTTAATTAGTTCTGTCATTTGATTTTAAATATTTATTTTCAAGTATTAAGTCTAGGTAATCATCAGAGGCGATAAGGTTGAAGTCCATTAGATATGGCGATTCCTCCTCGCTATTATATATCTCAATGCTAAAGAAGATTGCCTCCTTCTTATTATGAACAACGCCCCCATGTATCTGACTATCCATATCATTGTAGGGAATGTTTGGGAAGCACTCGTCAATAAGTCTAGCCACACTAAGAGATACTGATAGAGGAACTTCTTTAAGTTTATCAATAAAGTTTTGATCCACCTCATAACTATTCACCTCTGTATATTTCTGTTCTGCACCCATGTTTTTCTAACTCTTTAATTCTATACTCTTGAAGTTTTGATACCTTTCCATTGGGTGTCTTTACTTCGCTAAAAAGAACTCCGGTGTTTGGTGGTATCGCAATGATGTCTGGTATCCCATTCTTATTAGTGCGTACCAATTTGATTACATAGTATCCTTGATCCTCTAACTCTTTAATACGTTTGCTTTGTATCTGCTGCTCCGTCATAGCTTGTTTAATTTATGTCTACTTAAAAAGTATCCCTTGCCATGTCCTAAGTCTTTTATGTTCTCATCTTTTATTAATGTTTCTTTTGATGCCCATCCTATAAAATCAACAATGTTATTATCTACAACAGCTAATATATATATGTCTACATCTTTATTTATTTTTAACGTGCTTAAAAGATTCCCTTTTTTATGGCTTGTAGATTTGATGTCATACCTATTATTATTTCGTGTAATACCATCGTAGCTGCCACTCCTAGGGCTTAATCCAAAATCAGGAAATAGATTGTTTGCTTTTGCAAAAGCATACTCTGCTTTGAACCCTTGTACATCTGCCTCTACTCCATCTTGGTTTCCAATCTTTGCATCTACCACACCATTAGATCTAGCAATTGAAGACCTAAGAGTTCCTATGTATTTACATAAAGAAACTTCTTTATCATCTAGCCTAACCTTCATATTACAAATTTAAGAATTCTCGTTTAAAGTGTCTGACCGTATAGTTCTTCTTCTTAGACACCGCCTTGTAAATGTCAGACTCAATCCCATCGATGGAGAATATCCAATACACTTGGTTGTGCAACCTATCCTTGGTACTCATCCTATCCCTTGCTTGCCAATAACTTGTGGCACTAAAGTCAATGTTAAAAAACACAAGGCAGTCGGCTTGGCGTAGTGATATACCCTCACGCCCAGAGACAATCTGTAGAGCAATGTTTTTATCGGTGGTGTTGAACTCTTCAAGATCCGTAGTGAGGTTATCCTTGTACACCTTCTTCAATACGTTCAGCTCCTCCTTGAACTTGTAGAAGATGCCAATCTTCTTGCCCTCAAACTTCTTCTTGATGAACTGACCCTTACTTAAATCCATCACCATTGAGTTACCACTCTCAAACTTTATAGTCCCGGAGTATATCTGATGTAGCTTAGACATCAGCTTCACTGCGGTGTCTGCAAGTATTACTTCCTCATTTCCTTCCACTACTAAGTCCTTCTTGAGTCTATTAGCTAGGTTATAAGTCTCTCTACTCATAGCACAATGCAACACTGTCTCCTTGGTTTCTACCTTAAACCCTGCCTCCTTCTGACTATAGCTAATCATATAGGGTTGCATCACATCTAATATCTTTGTGCTTCCCCTAGAGTAATCATTAATCATGTGGCTACCTATCTTCCTTTGAAATACATTAACAAACTCAGAGGCAAACTTATAGAAGCTCTTGTGATGACTGAATGGATTCGTTCTTATGCTATACACCTGATGATACATCTGAGAGAAACTCTCAGGGGTAGGCGTACCTGACAAGAGGATAACCTTGGAGTTGCAATCTCTTACAATGTCTCTTACTTGCTTCGCTCTTTTGCTAGGCTTAGGGAATGCTCCCATCGTATGGGCCTCATCACATATCACCATATCCCAATTTAACTTAGGCAGTTTATGTAGGCTTTCGTAGTTGATGACATACAATGGGAAGCTAGGGTTGAGGTTGTCATAGTCTTCAATGATACTTTGCATAGCCTTCTTCTTGGTTATAAACAAAGCATTGACTGCTCCAACCTTATCCACTATGCCAAGACTCGTAAGCGTCTTTCCGGTACGCACCTCCATCGCTAGGTAAAGAAAGCCATGATTACTAATAACCTTTGCGCCTCTTTGTATTATGTCTTCTTGGTAATCTCTAAACTGTATCATCGTCCCAATTTAATTCTAACTCAGTCTGTGACCTAGGAGACAGGTCGTTTACACCACACATACCATTGCAGTCAAACAGAGGTTCGACATTTCTTTCAGGCATATCATCTAAGCATTTGTTGTTAGGATACAATGGATGCTTCTTTAAGAAAACTAGATGGGCTTTTTTATCAGTCTTCATTTTTTCCTTTGCTTCATTTGACTGATCCTTTAGCATGGTGACAGGGCTTCCTCTTAACTCAGTAAGTTCATGCTCTAAGTCAGACATGACATCAAACTTTTCGGGAAAGTTCTTACGCATCTTCTGCCAATAACCTATACCTCCTTGAACACATCCTGTTGAAAAGCAATTGTTGTTTTTAAAACCTAGCTTATACATCTCAGGTATCTCAATGCCTGCTTCCTGAACTATATCAATGCACTTTTGTTTGTCATATCCAAGTAGAAGCAATGGGTATATGGGCTTTGCTCTATCATAATAGTTCTTGGTCATAGATAAGGCACGAGCGAACTCCTTCTTGTCGAACTCAAATCCAAACACTTGATGTTTAAAGTCATTCTTCTTCTCCCACTTCTGCCTAACCAACCTCTTTAAATGTGTAGAACATATTGCTCCAGTCGCTGTGTTCAGAGACTTGAACTTCCTCCATACATCAAATATGTTTCCATACTTATCACCTATCCCGGAGATAGTTTCAATAGGTAATCCATACCACTGCTCACAGTCCTCTTTAAATCTATAGGTGTCGGGGTGTTCATTCTTAGTATCAATCATAATAATTCTACAGTTATCAACACCATACATATCAATAGCAATCTTACACGCTACCGCTGATGTTATACCACCACTCCACCATCCAATTATCTTTTCCATATTTTAAAATTCAAATTCATTAGTATCTTCAACACCTTTCTTACGAGTCTTTATCCAACGACCACTCATGTCACGCCCCTCTTCTGGAGCAAGTTTGGTGTGGTACATACAGTAAGCGTGAAGCCATTTGTAAAACTTGGTTCGACTCACAGTCATCTTTGCCTTAGGTGCAAAGTCAGGATTGTCTTGAATGAAATCAAAGTACAAGTCCTGCTTCAATGTCCTAGTTCCTAGTGAGAAGTTTTTAAACACCTCGTTAGGCTCATTGCCATCCACCAATCCACACCACTCAATAAACTCATGACAAGTCTCAGCAGATAACTTACGGATACTAAGGTTTACAAAGGTAGACTTTATCAATCCAGTGTCTAAATATCTACTCAAGCAACGGATCATGTAGTTATCAAACTGACACCACTCATTGTCATCCCATTCACCGAACATCAACTTACCGAACTCATCCATCGGAGTGTACTCCTTGGTGTAGTATTGATTCAGCTCAAGCTCCCACTTACGTCTCTCAAAACTATTGCCAGCACCCTTGATAGCGTAGTTAGTTGTGATTGTAATCTTAGGAGACTTACCGAATGGTATCTTGATAGCATCCTTATTCTTCTTCTCAAGCGTTAACCCCTCCGTAACTACACTAAACAACCTCTCGAAGTCAAAGTGCTTTCTAACGTCATCAAAGCATAGTATCTGAGTGTCTGCACTAACCAATTGATATGCAAAGCTACGCTCAAAGTTAAATGACTTTCCATCTATGACCACTAACTTCTTCAGTTGAGAGAGTGCGTTCATAAACAATCCCTTACCTGTACCTCCTTCAGGGTGATCGCTTATCACCTCATCGTTAAGAATTACAGCTGGGCAATATCCTAAATCTTTGTATGCGTGCATAAGAAATCCTATAGTAGACTCCATAGACTTTGCTCGCTCGTTATCAGATCCACAGATATTAAATACAAACTTTTCAAAGTCACATTTAACAATGTCACATATACTAAACACCCTATCAATCACATGGTCTTTCCAAACGTATCCACCCAAGTCTAGGTAGTCAATCATCTCTACTCCAGCCTTAGTCACCTTGACTGCTGCATTGCGATAGTAAAGGTATGCTGCATTCTTGGTGTCCTCAATGAAGAACACATCAATGCTACCTAGCAATGTCAAGAACTCTTCTCTAAAGTATCTAGTGTTGTCGGCAAAGTAATTGTACACCTGTACATCATCAAGCTCCAACAAGTATTCCAATATGAAATCTTTTATATCCTTCTCAGATGTGTGGTCGATGAGGTTGTTAGTAACCTTAACGAACACATAGTTCTTACTACCTTCTGGATTGTATTTGTAAAAGCCATTGTCCTCAAGGAACTTCTTGAAAGATATGTGAACAATTTTTATTACACCCCGGTCAGACTTTGTCCAGAACTTTTGATTGGATGTCTCTTCTTCGAGCCTACCAATGACAGCCTCAGCTACACCATCATCAACCGAAGAGTCTAGAAGTTGATGACGGATTTCTTTTTTTGATATACCCCTCCTCATCTGAGACTTGACATTGTTTATCTTGTCCTCATCCTCATAGTACTTTGTACCAAACGCCTGAGTGTTTGCATACGCAGAATCAATCGTCCTTTTTATCTCTGCTGAATTAAAATCCTTTGTCGCATAATTTGCTAGCACATACTCAGTCAAGCTCTTGTTAACACCGAACTCATTCATAGCCATAGCCAACACATATACGTTGTGATTACGTTGGCCCTCCACCATAGGATACTTTTTCTCCCACCACTTTACTAAGATGTCTACAATCTTATTCTCATCTGTAATTGGAATGGTTGCTCGGTCTTTAAACTTTACCACCTCTTTGAAGTTGTCATCCTTAATCTCTGTCCATACACTTGACTGAGGATTGATATAAATTAAAGGATCGTAACTCTCGTAACAAACTCGGCTAACATTCTTGCTCGTCTTGTCAAAGTGTTCAGAGTTAAAGTGTTCATCTAGTGCATTGAAATAATTTTTGTGGTTGTCTCCATCACTAGGTATCTTAACCAATACCTTGAGACCATTTCCAGATGGTGATATGAATATTGCATACACATAATTATCCTTACTGTAAAGCTCCTTCACCTCAAGTAAGTCCTTCTGCTTCTTGTAACCATCAAAGTCTAAGCATATCAATCCACTATGCTTCATCAATGAAGAGTCGGTTCTCTTGTTAAACTTTCCAGAGAAACATATCGCTGGGAGCTGTTGCTTTAGTTCGTTTATAATGGTCTTATCCTTCTCCTTTCTGATCCTCTTAATTAAATCTTTGGATGATCCCTCTTTGATTCTTTCTAAGATAAATTCTACCTTCCTAAAGAATGGTTGCTCGGTAGATTTGATATCTCTGAATATAGTTATGTCGTTTTCTGTCATTTTAATGTCAATTAAATGTCAATTATTTTTATTTAACTTATTGATTATCAATACTTATGTCGATTATGTCGATTTTATAGTCAGTTTCTAATAGAAAAAACAAAACTATAAAAGTATAATTTATATATAGTAATGATGAATGTTTTTTTGGCATAGATAAAGAGAGGGGACACCAAAAATCCCCTCTCATGTATCACCTTCTGATTAATTAGAAAGGCAATTCATCCTTGTCTTCCTCGACTGTAGCACGTTGGTCTTGCTTCGGCTCAGGCTTCGGTTCTGACTTTGCATCTGGCTTGTAAGTATCAATGCTCACATGATGGGTTTTACCATACTGATCCGCACCACCTTTCTTTGCACCCACATTTAACTTAGTGTACTTCTTACCGTTGTACTCAAAGATGTGTTCTTGTGGTATGTCTGTTAGACATAAACTTACTGATATCAAGTTATCAAAAACTTGCTTACCATTTCCTACGAAAATTTTATCTTCCGCCATAAATTATAATTTAAAAAGTTGCCTCTGATTAAAGAAGCCTGCACCCTAGACAGAGGACACTCCAAGGAACAGGCTATTATCTATTAGTCTATTGTGAAATTAAACTTGTATCTAGACTCAGTATACTTTCCCTCATAGTTTAGCAAGAATGTATAGTCACCACTCTGTGATATTGCATCCTTAAATATAGGGTAGTCTTCCTCTGAGAATAGTATCTGACCTTTCTTGTAACAGAATCCACTAAGCACTGCAACATCTCCAGATGGTTGCTTGAGTTTGATTTCTTGGAAGGTACTACTTATCCAGCTCTCCTTTGACTTTCTGTTGTATGGGTAAATTGAAATGGTGTAAGACTTAGTCTGACCATCATGCTTCACAAAGAACCCACAGTCACTATTAGTTGTTGCTGAATTAGTAAACACCCCGACCACATCAAAGTACTCAAAGGTTTCGTTTGTCTTGTCACCGAAGTCATCTACATAGTACTCGGTGTTCCATTGAGCATAGCTCACTCCTATCATTGCTAATGCAATGCTTAAAAATAATTGTTTCATAAGATTAAATTAATTCTTGTTGAATAATAAAATGTTCAGGGTCATGGGTAGGACTTTCCCCCCAGAATTTTTCATACTGATCCAAGGCGGTCATCACCTTTTCCCTTCCTCCCTGAATGAAGGTGTCAGTTGGTGGAAATATTCCAAGATTATGCGTCTGCTTATCAACCACATAGAAGACCAATGGCTTACCAAATATTTGTTGGTAAATGTAGCACTGGCTGTCGTAGTTGTATCGCTTTGCGGATCGTGGAAAGTTTTGAATGTCACTCGTTGTTTTTAAATCAATTATAAAATCATCGGTGATGATGTCAGCCTTACCCTTCCACCATACTCCTCTGATTTTTTCTACTCCAGGTACTTCGTAAGTGTTACCCGGCTCATAAATGTCATCAAAGAATCTGATGTTAGACTTCATTGCCGACACCCATTCCATACACTCTTCTTGCTCCTTAGAAAGTAGTAACATCTCCTCAGAACTTTTCTCCACTGCCTCTTTGTATAGCTTTGTGTTGCGACTTGCAACGTCAAGTACCTCATAGAGTCCTGTCTTGTTTGGCTCAAGCATTGCAGTGTGAAAGTATCTACCCAACAACATTGCCTTGGTCTGCTCAGTTGGTTTACCAAAATCCTTTGGGTTGTTCAACAACACATCAACATTGGAGTTGGATAAAAACTTACGTCCATACTCACCATAGTATTGGTCATCATTCTTCAGAACTTCCTTGACCTCTAGAAGCTCTTTCTCTGTGAATTGCATTACTTCTGAACGCTTTTATGGTATGCACTAATCTCTTTCTTTGCCTTAGCATTTATGGTATACTTCTGACTAAGCAGCTTTGTGATTTGAGCAAGTGTCTTGGCGCTATTGTTAGAGACATAAGCCAATACCCTCTCCATGTTTTCAGTTCCTACCTCAAGGGCAATGAGTTTCTTTTCCTCTACCTCTTTAGGTACTTCAATCGACAAGTCCTCACCTGTCCACAATGCTAATCCGATACCATGCATAGCAATGGCTTTGGCTGTGGATCGTTGGATGGTCTTGTTGACATCGAACATATTTACCTTGTCTACTGGTATTGCATTATTGCGAAAGTCCATGATAGGTAGATAGTCAATATGCTCAACACCATTTGCTGTTACACCGACCTTCACATAACAAGTGCGACCATCAGTAAAGTAATTTAACCCGGTATGCTCATGCTCATACACCTTTCTTTGTGCATCTGGACAATGGGTTTTTAATAGATCCCACGCAGAGGCCCAACTGATGTAGGACTGTGCGCCTTTCTTTTCAATGAAGCCTTTTATGTCAACGCTTTTGAGCGTCTCATAGGTAGACTTTACCTTTGTTTTTGTATTTGACATTTGATTATAATTTACTAATTTGTGTTACAACTTTTAAGTAGTTGTCCATTATTTTTTGACGAGATGTTTTTAAACTTTTCAAGTGTTTATCATTTCGTCTCGTATTGATTTCAAACTTAACTCGTTCAGCTATTTTGTCTAACTTTACTTGATAAGAATTCAACACTAACTTCAGCACTCCCTTGCGCCATCCATTCTCACATAAAATATCGTACTCCTCTTGGTTTAGTTCCTCATAAACCTCTCCCTTTGGTTTGTACACATATATGTTATGCTTATCCCCAGACTCAATCTTAAATCCTTTATATATTAAACACTCAGTATTTTTGTATGCATCCACCATATGAAACGCATCGTGTTGATTGAAGGCATCGTCCCAAATGCTATCTAAACTACACATTCCTCAATGTTCTTTATGATTGTTCTGATGTCTCCATCGTTTATCATACGCTCACGCATCTTGTTTGCTCCATGCAAAATTGTAGAGTGAGCCATACGCTTACCTCCCCTAGCCATATAGTCCTGGATGTACTTTACATTCATAGGTCTATCAATGCATAGTAAGAATAACATTCCCCTAGCATCTACAATTCTCATTTCCTGAGAGTCCGAGAAGAACTCATCGTCTGCAATGTCGAAGCGTTTACATACTGCTTCCAAGTACTGATCAAAGATTTCACTTTTCATTTTATTTTATTTTATTTTATTTTTAGAGGGTATGAGGGGAATCGAACCCCTCTGTACCTTGCAGATTATATGAACTAGAAAACAAATTAAATCCTGCAAATACCCTAACCTATTATGAACATTCAAAACTACACAAAGTTGATTAATTGTGCAAGATATATTTAAGAAATGTTTATACCTTTTAATATGTGAGCCACCACATCCACAGTCCATCCATCACCGAGTAATGATGCTGCTTGATCTCTCGTTACCATAGAGGTGTATCCTTCAGGTACGGTTTGCGCCCTCTCCATCTCGGATCGGTTCAAATATCTCACGCCCTCGTACACCGACATATCAATGTTGTTGTTAATAATATGTTGCTCTACACCCTTAGCATCCAAGCCACCAAAGTTAAGATTGAAATGCTCAACGCACGAATTGTAATGGCCCTCGCTTTTAAATATTACTTGCCAGAACCCATACAATAAATACCTACGAGCAATCTTAATCGGTGTCTTTAGAGGTCTTGATAAGCTCTCCAATAAACACATCCCAAACTCCCGGTCAGTATACCCCTCGTCTAAGATATCTTTGAGTCGGATGCCCTTGTCCTCAATGGTAGCATCGAATGGTATGTTCGTCCAGTAGTTTCGTTTACGATACACACCACTCACTAAGTAGCTATCAAAGAGGACTGGCTCGACACCAAGTAGTTCACTCAGGGCATCTTGATATTCCTTTTTCATCTTAACATTTTCAAGTAAGAAATACTTTGGCTTTAGTTCCTTGAGTAGTCTGAGGTACTCATAGAATAATGAGCTTTTAGTTCCCTTCAATCCACTCTGAACCAGGTTGGCTGCACTAAAGTCTTGACAAGGCGAACCACCTATCAGTAGGTCAATCTTATTATTACCAAAGGTTTCTTTAGTTATAAACTGAACATCCCCTAACTGAATTGTATCAGGGTAGTTCGCTTGTGTTACCTTCATTGCGTATGGCTTAATCTCACTCGCAAAATACTTGTCAACCTTTATCCCACATCGCTCAAGGGCGATGCGACCACATGACATTCCATCAAATAAACTTAATACTTTCATTGTTCTGATTTTTTATTCCACTTCTCAAAAATTTGCTCATTGGTTGAGTCATCAATGTAGTAGGTGTAGTTGCCTATAGTCACATACAATGACTTGTTAGATCTTACATCTATTACCATCTTGTTGCGCTCAATCCATCGTGAGTACATCTTACTTGCTATCGCCAACCTTTGTGGTCGGAATGGATAGTCTTTCTTGATGATAGCCATAGCTATCCTTACAAAGTTATCTCTTTCTTTACTCATAGTCACACTCTTTTATAACTTCTAAACACAACTCGTGAGGTATCTTACTACGCTCATAGTTTCCCTTCAACCCTTGAGTCCCAGTTTGTGAACCCCTCGGAGCAGCCACATGACAAGGGTCACCATTCTTACACGCTGGGCGTGGCTTCCAATAAAAATTGTTCGTCCAAATGTCGGTGGGTTTCATTCGCTCATCACCATACTGACAATAGGTTACGGTTCTTCTTATCATAAAATGGCTTATCTCTTTTAACCTTGGAGACTTACGCATCTTACCCCTTGGGTTCTCAATGAACCATATCACTTCAGGGTTTATCTTTATGAACTCAGTAATCAAGTCCAAGGTAGCATCTAATATCTCAACACCCAACCTTGCACTCTCAGTTTTCGGTGTGAAGATTTCACCCTTTACCCAATTCCTTCCGATAGCCGCAACGCTAAACCCAGTGCAAGGAGGTGATGCCCATATCACATCGGGAACGAAGGGGCAATCACTCACCTGAAAATCTCGGATGTCTCCAACGTAATCAATGTCCTCAAAGTCATTGATGTCTGAACTGAACACCTCGTGTCCAAGCTCCTCTGATGCCTTCCCTATGGATCGGCTACCAGCAAATAATTCTAATACTTTCAATTTAATTGTTTTATAAGGTTATTAAATAATTGTTGTGTTGCGTTGTGCTTTAATGCAAAGTCACACGCCTCTTGGAATTCACCAAAGATGTGAATCTCTAAGTGGTTATTAGACACCTCCAAATGGATTGCCCAGCACTTGCTACTTACTTGTAATATATCTACCATAACTCACAAGAATTAACTCCAACACATACTACGTTGTAGATTACCAAGGTGACCAACGTAATCGCCACCATTACCGAAAATAAATTTAAAGATTTCATATAATTAATTTAATTTGTTTAACCCACAAATCCCCCCTAGTTTCCTAGGGAGGTACTCATAAGCGAATAGAGTTAGATTGATTCCCACCTTCGTAAATCCTCATCCAAACGTGGGATGTTTAATCTCTTGAGCATTGTGTTTACATTGCACCACTCTTTATTGTCTTTACGAGTGCGCCAGTCTAACCTACCAAAGTAAAATATACTTTCCTTGTAAGACTCATAGCAATGCAATTCATACATTTGTAACTGTGATATCAACTCCTCCTTTGTGAGCTTACTGATGTCTTGATTAGACAAGTCGGTTGTTTCTTCTGACAATTTCATAGCATCCATTTTAATAAAAGTATCCTTGGTACTGACAATCTTTGGGTGCTTTCTTGGTGTACTTCCACCCATCTAATTTCTCCACAAGGTTAGGGTTTACAATGCCCTTTTCCTTTATCGTTATCCTTGCCCACTCGCCACTATCAACGAGTTGACTTGCACTCATTCCATCTTCTAAGATGTCATCTCTCCAATTAAAGAAATCAATCCCACCACCCTTGTAAACTTTCTTGGTGTCGAGATTGATGATAGCATTGATTCCAAAGTGTAAATTGATTCCGAGATCTCGCATCTCTTGACCTTCTGATAGGTCATCCTTTGTCTTACCATTCATCTCGGCAAGTAACTCATAAAAGTCTTTGCCTCCGAATCTACCATACCCCTCGTAGTTTGCCTCATACCAATGGTTGCCCTTATTGTCACATAGGTACACTGGTCGTGCCTTTTTAGAGCTATGACTTGATGGTATGCTCTTGTTTGTGTCTTGTGTTTTCCAACTGAAAAATCCCATAATAATTAATTTAATTTGTTTAACCCCCAAAGCCCACAACGAACTAACGAGGTGGGGCATCAGAGGTGCTATGAACACTTATTCTCTTAACTTCAAATCTTTTTGAGCAATGCTGTGGGCAAGATGCTCAATCAAGTCTTCAGGTGTCTTAAAATGAAATTCCTTACCATTGTAATTCCAAATGGACATCGCAACACTTGGTGTTGGATTTGTGTATATCGTATTTAACTGGATTTTACAGTTTAAGTGGGCATCGGCTTGAATATCCATACAAGGCAATGTCGATGCATACTCCTTAGAAAATCGTTTATCTCTTGGTTCGTAATACACCAAGTCATTGCTAAGGCAAGTTCGGTAAAGATTATTTGCACACAACGTAAACACATCTTGTTGGCCACCATCATATGGTCTACTATCGTATTTGTCATTGCAATATTCTAAGAACTCATATAGCTCTCCACACACCTCACTTAAATATTCAATCCTACGTTCCAATAGACTTTGTGTTGCTTTTCTTTGGGCATCAACTTTCATCTCGCCTTGTTTTAAAATGTTGTCAAATTTGTTCATAATAACTTGTTTAAATAATGTTCATAAAATGTTTATACTTGCAATACTAAGGATAATATCTCAGACCACCAAATGTAATCTGAAATATTTTCCCCAGCCTGATTTAATTTACTCCCTAAATCCATCGTAATACACCTTGTTTAAAGCGATCTCCTTGACCTCGCCACCGAAATATTCCATAGCATTTTCAAAGTCACTCATATAACGATGCTTTTTGTAAGCGTTTCTTTTTATTCTATTGAATTCATCATCCAAAAGAACCATTGCTTCTTCTTTACTTTTGGCTATGACATTTACACCATAACCTCCATTGATTTCAGGTATTATTCCAACCCATACTTTCTCTACGCTCATATCTATTTGTTTTTAGTTATGGTAAATTGTCTCGTAGTAGTATATAGTCCACTCAGATTGGAAGTCATCATCCCACTTTCTATATATAATCCTTTCGCATCCATTTTCACTCTTTAAAAACCCCCTACAAATTGGAGCTTGAGGGTGGGACTTGAAATACTTTTCCCTAACGTGATTTTTGATAGCATCCAACTCATCATCAAAGGACAAATCATCTTCAACTGGCGTGAGCCAAATTGTTAACTTGTGATGGGTTGTTGATGAGGTTGCCCAAGGGTTGTTGTTGCCCTCTTTAATCGTCTCATTTGAGACCTCTTTGTACTTGAAATTCTCTATGCTCATATCTATTTGTTTTTATTGGTTTCTAATTCAATACCCATTTTTATATACAAGTGCATCGTACAAAGGTTGTCGAGAAACTCAATGTCTTTGTCACTTTTCTCAAAGCACATCAATCCAATCTTTACAAATTGTAATAGCGCCTCCTCTGAATCCCCTACTTTAAATACATCAATTGGACTATCAATTCCTTGGAAAAAATTTAGTCCAATTAACACTCCACTATCATCCCTTGTGATAGCCATTAATCTATCCGATTCTTCTATTCGGATAATCTCAAATAATACATCTTTTTTGTTCATAATATGTAATTAAAATTGTGCAATATTGCACCCCAAAACCCCAAGCCGAATCAACGTACTTGGGGCAAAAAATGGGTTCGCCAGTTAAACTGCAGCAACCTTGGATCGGACGCTCACACTTGATTTATTCTCGGCATTCATCCGAACAATAACCACCATTGTATTCTCCACCATACTCTTTTCGGCACGTTGGATTATCACACGAATATGGTGTACTATCACCATTGATTAAAAAATTGTACTCATTCTCATCAAGAATAATGTAATCCTCTAAGACAAATTGCTCCAATATAGCAATGGTGGTTTGCCGAGATTCTTCATCGGTAAATTCAATCCTCTTGACCTCATCTAAACTAATGTCTTGAATCTCGTTATCATCCCAAGATTCAATGTTGTGCTTTCCGATAATTAAATATAATACGTTCATAGTCTCTCAATTTTAAGTTCTTTAGAATTTACACTAACCGAAAAACTCGGTGTCGGTAGTGTTAGATGGTTCGTGTGAGTAATGGTCGCTAATGGAGAAAAAGTTAGGTACACAACGTGATACCCATCACCATCATCAAATGAATTTTTACCATCAATTTTGAATGGTCTATTACTTCGAATTCCGAGCGTTTTTTCGCCATCCTCAATGTAAGTTTTTGTCTCAAATAATCGTGTCATAATAAATTTTATTAAAGTGTTATACCACCAAAAGCCGACCACTATCTCAAGGTCGGCTCGGTGAAGGTGAGTGGTTCTAAATCGTATCTTTAGTATTAGCCAAGGTCAACTCAATTCGTTGATGTGCTTTCAGATAAGGTTCACGATAGTATTCTTGTGGGTCAGTTTCTAATCCACCTTTTGAAGCATCTCTATCTAAATAGAACATACCAACTGAATCTTTATTAGGGTTCGCAATAGCAACACCATCACATTTCACAACTGAATCTTTAGAAGATAAGAACCAATGACCATCATCGTTACCTACTTTACCCAACAATAACTTGTTTGAGATAAACTCAACCATTTCATCAAACTTAGCAAATGATACTATCTCATCGTGGTTACCAAATGGACATCTGATTGTGAACATAGTGAACTCCTCGTTGTCGTGGTTATCAAATACTGAATTAGGTAACATAATAGCAATCATACCATCCATCTCGATGGTGTCGCATAAGTCATTTTTCCAACTGATGTTTGTGAATTCGTGACCCTCGAATATCTCCTCTAATTTAGCAACGTATTGCTTGGTCAACCACTCGGTGTGGTACTGAAATTTTGTGTTCATAATAAATCGTGTTTCGTTCATAATTAGTGTAAAGATAGTCTAATGTTTGATATAAACAAATACATATGGAGTAAATATAATTCTCACACCACTACTCAATCGCTCTGAAAACCTTGCTACACCTATGCTGCAGCATATCAAATCCCTTGTTTTAAGTGACCCAAATTTATTTGAGGGGGCAAAGGATGGGTGCGTTCATTACCCACGACCTCTTGGTTCGTGAGGGAAGGTTTTGAGACCATAATCATACTGGAGAATCGTCTACATCCCTCGTCATTGCTACGATTCGTGAGTTAAGATCTTACAAAGCACCTCGCTATCAGCACGTTCATAATAGGTAGGTGCATCCATCCACATATAGGTGTTGATTGTGTGTGGTCGGTGAGGGGGTGCGAGGGGGTAGGGGTGCGAGGTGGGATGGGAGGGTGCGAACCAATGCGATGAACCAAGCACATAGGTGGGGGTGGGGTGGGGCATATCACTATACGTTACGCGCCATAGAAAAAACGCCAAAAAATCCGAGGTGCGCCAACGAAAACAACACCCCCCCCTTGAGCGCAAAGTCACTTCCGCTCACCCGGGCGCGCGCGTGCAGCCCCATAT